GGTCGAGCGCACGCGTGCCCGCCGCCCCAAGACGTGCGGCCGCAAGGCGTGCCTGGGTGGCCAGCCCAATAGCAGTTTGTACGAGCCCAAAATGACGTTTGTCAAATTGAACGGTAGCAGAATGCCCCGCAAATTTGGCGAGGGTGCGTACGCCAACTTCCCGATGCCCGTCATTTCGGCCGCCAACATCCTGAAATTCGAGGCTCAGGGGTACCAGCTGCCCAAGTCGGTTCTCAAACAGGCCCACGCAGGTCTGCCGATTACTGGAAACTATAAACCTTCGAATAAGACCCTGGCGGCTCTGGCGGCCAAGGATCCACGTATGATCCCGGCCCTTTTGAAGGCGGGTGCGCCTCTGCCGAGCCGTTTCAACCGGACAAACCAGCTTGCACTTCCTGCGGGTGTGCAGAGAAAACTCCAAGCCCTGGAGAATCGTGCACGCTCGATGGCAGTGATGGGGACGGCCAAGGCTGTCGCCCTTCCATATAAGGTGGCGGCCAAGGCGCGTAATGTTGCGTCTTCCGTGGGTCGTGGTGCGTCCTACGCCGCTTCCCTGCCTGGTCGTGGAACGCGCGCCCTGGGTCGCTTGATGAGCGCTCAGGGTCGTCGCCTGCCAAATTAAGCGCCGCCGCCGCCACCGCGACCAGCGCCGCCGTTGCCGGCGCGCAGCTGAGTACGCTCTGGGAAGTGGAAATTGAAATCATCTGGATCGCAAGCGGCACCGCCTTGATCCTTGCACATTGGTGCAAACTTGCGACCAAACGACGCCTCTGCGAACGCCGTCTGGTCGTTGGGAATCGTGCTCACTGGGGCGGTGTAAAAGTTGCGCTCGGCGTCGCGCACACGCTCAAAGGGGTGAATCTGGGCCCACTGCTGCTGGACTTCACCGCGGACGCTGGGATACCACGCAGCCGATGGACGATCTGGGTTGTCCGCGTAGTCGGTCAAAAGCACGTTGCCCATTGGGTTGTCGAATGATGGGAGCGTCACGGCATCACGCATGGGGCCTGAGATGCGGCCATCAGCCTGAGTGCCACGGACCTTGCCGTCCTTTATCAGGTTGGCCGTCCATAGATAGTACAGAATAGAGAGCACCAGGATGCCTAGTGCGAAAATACGCGGGTCGCGGTTGATAATGTACACGACGCACGTGGCGTAAATGACGAAGCGCGCTGTGGCCAGAGTGCGCTCACGGGCCGTCTGCTTGGAGGTGGGCCAAAAATTGAGGATCTCATCCTTGTTGAAAATCTGCTTGAGATCCATTCTAATCTTAGTTGAGAAATTACTTCTTACGGCGAGTCGGCCCCTTCACCTTGGGGTTCTGCCGAGGGGCTGGAGCCCCAAAAGGGTTGCCGCCCCCACCGAGCATCTGGGCGAGCATGTTGTTCATACCAGCCATGAGCGCCTGCTCATCGACCGCGCCACCTGGACCGCCCTGGCTCTGCATATTCTTGGCACAAGCCTCGGCTGCCGTCTCAATCATCGCGAGCGTCTCGGGTGGGAACATGTTGATGGTGTTGCCCAGAATGTACATCGTCTGGAGGTACTGCCAAATAGCCTGCTTGGTGTTCTCGGTGGCATCTGGATTCGCCCAAATCACGTGCATGTTCAGGTTCTTCACAAACGGATTTTCCTCGCAAAAGAAGCCATCATCCTTCTGCATCAGCTTTGTGGCGTGGGGACCAACGTCCTGCATGAAACCCTCAAAGGTTCCACGGTCCCGTGGAGCCTCCTTGGCCGTCTTGACCGCCTCTTCCTCGGGGAACGTAGCATTGAGCTCGTCGAGGAATTGACCCATCATCTCATTGAAAGCCTTAACCGTCGTCATTTATGTTTTATCTAAAATCTACATCCTTAAGTTAAAAAGGTTCGCGCGAAATGGTCTCGTGTGAGCCCTGCCCCTGGCTCACGATAAAGTACACGAGCAGAGCCACGAGGAACGCGGGCTTGAAAAAGTCGGAGTTCTTCACCTTGCCCTCGTTGTTCATCTTCGCCTTGCCGTAAATGTAAGCGATGGTCACACCAGCCGCAATCACGGCCGCACCGAAAGGCTCACGAAGGTACTGATCCATCTATTACCCTCTACGATTATTTAACCGAGCTTTTCGATGCGCTGATGGCCGGGGGTTTTAGACTCGGCTGCGTCATCAAATAGATTCTGCTCCATTTTCTGGATATTCTCTGGAGCAGGTGTTGCACCCTCCATTGCTGGGGGCGTCATCGAGTTGTTCACCGTGACGGTATTGTCCACTCCCCCAGGTGTCTTACCGAATTCCATATTGGAATTGTCCTGGTTCACAGGCTCGCCGTCCTGATTGTTGGGCAAAGGATCCTCGTTCATCATATCTGGGTCTTCGTCCTCAGCCTCTGGATCCTCGTCCTCGTGGTCCAGGTTCAGGTCCTCACCGGCGGCGGGCATGGGCAGGTACGTCTGGAGAATCTCGGCGGTCGGCACGAGGTCCTCGATCACGTTGCAGATGTGCTTGGTGAAACGGGTATTGAGGTTTTCATTACGGGCAGTCTCTGTGTTGGTCTCGGTGATGATGTAAGGCTCCTCATAGAGGTCCTTGGCGCACGCCTCGTAGCACCGCTGCACAAACACGTCATTCTGCGGCAGCTTGATGCAAATCTTCTTGGACTTTTTGTCGGTCCGGATCGCACTCAGGATCTTCACGTGAATCACAAACACAGCCGCGAGCAGGTTTGGGAAAAGGGGCTGGTTTTTCATGATAGCCTCTGTATTTTTGAGTGAAATTGAGGAGTTCCATGTCTTGATGCCCCGGAGAAGCTCCTGGAACACCTTGATTGTGGTCCGGGTCTTCTTTTCGGCGCACTCCTTCTGGGCCTCGAGCCATATTTCCCAGAATGCAGCAATCATCACGGGAACCATGGCGTCACAGAGCTTCTTCGTGAAGCGCCGCTCGGACTCGTTCAACAGGTCCATTCTTAGTAAAGGGAAACAAGTTTCCCGCGGGCCCGAAACGCGGGCCTATTTCCTCTTTGTCACGCGCAGTTTCTGGGCCGTCTTCTGCAGGTTCACGAGCCCGGGCAAAATATCGACCGGTTCGGGGTCCTGACGATCTTCGAAGAGCGTCACGTGAGCCCGTTCCCATTGAACCCTGAGTTCCACGGGGCCCACGAGCTCCACGTGGTACCCGAGTCTTATCAGCTGCCGGCCCATGTACACGACCGCCTTGGCAATGTCGTACCTCGGGTACCCCACGACGAACGGAGGGACCATCAGGACCGCCTCTCTTCTCCCAAGTTCGTAGGATGTTCGAATTTTGCGAGAAAATTGCTGAAGAATCGCTCGATACGTTTCTTTTTTCACATCAGCCCTAACCTTTTCCATGGATGCAATCTCCTTGGCGCTCAAAGCTTCCATGTCCTAATTTTGAAGAGGAATTTGTGCCTAGTACTTGTACGCGGACAGCGGGGGGGTGGTCACGGGCTGAGACAGCGCATACTTGAGCTGAGAATCTATGGCGCCCTGCACCTCGGCCCATGGCTGGTACTGGTCCTGCTTGTAAGCCTTGGCGTAATCCCGGACGACAGCATCCTTCTGTGTCATAATGTCAACAGTCCCGTCAGTACCGACCCGGGCCTGGATGTCCAACTGGGTCCCGTAAAAGTGACGCGTATTCATGAACATGAATCGGGACTTGTACGATCCATCACCCTGGTGGTTGATGAACAGGGTCTCGAGAGGAACCAGATCTGGGTTCGTCATCTGGATCTTCTCGATGATGCTCTGGGTCACATCAGGCGGTACACGCTCGGCCGAGATGTACTCTGTGCTGTAGGTCGAAGTCTCCTCCTTCCGGCCGTTCAAAAGGAGAAACAGGGCGATGGCCGCCAGCCCGATGATACTCAGGTCGGCCTTCATATTACTAAAGACTGCGAAAAACTTCGGGGCCAAAAAAATAGACACCAAGTAGCAATGGCCCTCCTGGTCTATTCCGACAAGTGCAAATGGTCTGCGGATATTATCCAGTTCATCAAGACCCAGCCGGCTCTGCTTGAGATTGTGCGATTCCACAACATCACGACCCACGGCGTGCCTTCCAAAAAGATTACAAAGGTGCCGACCCTCGTGACCAACGAGGGCGTCATGAAGGTTGGCGGTGAAGTCAAGACGTGGCTGACGTCAATGATTCCATCAGAGTTTGAGTCGTGGAATTCAGCCCCAAGTTTCACTTCAAATTTGGACGGCACGGACGCCCCAGGACTTTTCGACCTGGATCGCTACGGGGAGTCTCTCCAGCCGACCCTGACTCCTGAATTGGAGGAGAGAATAGCCATGAGCGTCACCGACGCCTACCAAAAGGCGCGTTAACTTAGAGAATTTGAACACTAAATGTGTAACTATGCATCTCAAGACGATCCAGGCGGCGGCCCTGAAGTCTGTCTTTGAGGTCCTCAAGGACATCATCAATGATGTGAATGTCTATTTCTCCCCCAAGGGTGTTCAGATCCTGACTCTCGACACGGCTCGTGTGACGCTCGTGGACATGAGCCTGAGCTCCGAGAACTTTGAGGAGTTCTCGTGTCCCGTGCCGATTGCATCGGGCCTGAATATGACGAACATATACAAATTGCTCAAGAGCATCTCGGGTACTGACACCTTGACGATCGACGTCAAGGACCGGGACTATATGGATATTTTGATCGAAAATCCAGTCAAAAAGTCCTCGACCAAGTTCCGTCTCAAGCTTCTCGATATCGACGAGGACATCCTGGACCTGCCTGACGTGAACATGAACATCGTGACGACGATGGCCTCGGTGGACTTTCAACGCATTACACGTGATATGGGTAACCTGGCCAACGAGATGACTATCGTTCGCGAGGGCAACAAGCTCATCATGAGCTGCAAGGGTGACTATGCAGAGCAGGAGACGGTTCTCGAGTTTCCAGAGTCTGTGAGCCGGACCGGTTCTATTTTCAGTCTAAAATACATCAACTTGTTCACCAAGGCGACCAACATGTGCTCGAGTGTACAGCTCATGCAAGATTCTACGAATGAGAATATGCCCATCATTTTCCGTTACACGATTGCCAACCTAGGAGACCTCAAGTTCTACTTGGCCCCTAAGATTGACTGAGGAGCACCGTGCCCCCCACGATCGCAGCGATACCAGCAATCTGCTTGGCGTCCAGGGCCTCCTTGAGGATCAAAACGGACAGACCCGCCACGAAGAGCGGGACGGTCGCCGTTATGGCTGCGACCAGCGAAACCTGATTGTGCTTGACGACCGAAAAGTACATAATATTGGCCAAGAAACCGAGGATTGTCGCCCCGAGCATCACGAGCACCACTGGCACCACGAGCCCACGAATCTCCTTTTGGATGAGTTCCTTGTGCCAGCCTATATAGAACAAAGTCAATACGAAATATATCGCAGCGCCAAGTACAAACACAGTCTGGTGGCTCAGGGACGAGGCGACGTGCTTCTGGGCCACCATCTGGAGAGCTGTTAGGAGCGCGACCATAAGTGCCGGTCCAACGACTTTATTCACCATCTAGTATTTAAAAAGATAAAATACTAAGAATTCATGGAGGCGCGATTTCATGAAAGAATGAACGCGTGCAAGACGGAGGAAGATAGGGTAAGTTTTTTATTAAGCTGCGTACCTATACTAAGGGAATATACCACAGTCGAGACGGTGCCGAGTCAAGCGGCGACAAAGAAGGTTGCGAATCTCACACTATCAACTCGCAAAGGAGTCCAAAGAGGGGAAATTTACAAGAAGTACCTTCGCGAAGTTGAGGACAATTATGAGGGGACCGAACCCATCCAAGCCTTTCATGACCGCCCCTGTGCCGCCTGTGGTGAATTCTATACAAAAATTCATGAAGAGGCTCAAAGCGAGGATGTATGCACCAAATGCGGTGCTTCATTCTACGTGCTAGGGGAGGAGGTCGGGTTCAAAGAGGAGCAGGAAATGGAGAAGAATGTAACCTATTCGTACAAGCGCGAGAATCACTTCAACGAATGGATCAGTCAGTTTCAAGCAAAGGAATCGACGAGTGTGCCGGACGAATTGATAGAGCAATTACGCTCGGAGTTCAAGAAGCAAAAGATCAAAGACCTAATTGAGATTACACACGAAAAGGTCAAGGCATTATTAAAGAAGCTTAATAAGGCCAAGTACTACGAGCACGTGCCCTATATCACCACCATCCTGAACGGCATACAGCCCCCGACGATGCCACAGCCCCTCGAGGATAGGCTCCGGCTCATGTTCCACAAGATCCAAGCCCCCTTTGAACACAACAAACCCTCGACCCGCAAGAACTTCCTGAGTTACTCGTATGTCCTTTACAAGTTCTGCGAGCTCCTAGGGGAGGATGATTACTTGCCTTGCTTTCCTTTGCTCAAGTCCAAGGAGAAGCTCTATATTCAGGATCAAATTTGGGAGAAGATGTGCAAGGAACTCCAGTGGGAGTTTCTCAAGACGGCTTAGCAGTCAATCTGGTCCACAATCACGGGCACCTCAATCTCCCGCTCTATCCGCTCAATTTCCATGGGTCCATTTTTGTCTGGAAAATTGATCAGGTATCCCACCTCGAGGTTCAAGAGCTTGAGGTAATTCCGGGTTTGAATTCGGTAGGTCTCATTAAGCTTCCCTACCGACTTGAGCTCGAGCACCACCTTGCGCTCCACAATCAAGTCGGCCCGCACGTGACCCACGTTTTGCCCGTCATAAAACACGGGCACTATCCGCTCGGTCTCGTAGTAGAGACCCGCACGCCGCAGAGCCACCTCAAATGCACAGTGGTACACAGACTCGCTGTACCCTGGACCCAGAGAATCCCAGATCTCACGGGCCATAGAGGTGATAGACATTGATACTGACAAGACCTGCGAAAACTATAACTTTCCCAAGTATCACCAATTTAGGAAGTGAATTCGATCTATCCCAGTCCTGACAGTGCCACTTGGGTCTCAATGTGAATATGAGATCGACCAAGAACCCAAGACCTAGGGCTCCTAACAACACGTTTTTTTGAATGGGTCTGGTGGCGACCAAAATCATGGCCACCAGAAACATTGCGGACGCCAAGGCATCCTTGATTTGTCCTATTTTCATTCTAATTTATGAAACTATAATTTTAACGCATACGCGCCAGAAGTTCGGTGTTCGTTGGCATGCTCTGGAGCCGAGGGCCAGCGGTGATGCGGAGGGTCCGTGCCGCCGCCCGAGAGCGCGACCGGGACCGGGACCGGACCGCCCCACCCTCAATAGCCTTGGTTCCTACGCGACCAGCGAGCATCGCAGCCTCTTCAGCATTGCCCATTGTCAAGACGTGAACGGTCGCTCGAACATTGTACGCAAGCGCGGGGATAAAATGGGAACTGACCGCCAAGAATGCGATGAACATGGTCCAGGCAAGGTAAAACTCGAGGTTCACACGAGCACGATTGGCCGCCTGCTCGTACTGGCCAATCTGGTTGTCCATGGCCGTGACGGTCCGGCTCGTCACGGATGAGACCACCCACTTCACAGCGAACATGGGATTTGCAACGGTCGCAACGGCTCCACCCACATTGATGACCGTCTGCCGGCCCGGCGCGTAGTTCATGGCGCGCTGACCCCACGACCGTGCGGCCAAAGGGGCGTTTCCAGTGGGCGTGGGGGCCATTGCGGGCAGGCCACCGGCGGGCAACTTCGGGAAGTGCATGATGGCGCCCACCGCCGCGAGGCTGAACCCGAGGGTCAAAAGGACGCGCTTGAGGGTCACGCGCGAAAGACACGAGAGGGCCACGGCTGGGTGTTTACGGAGCTCGCGGGTCAGCGCCTGTTTGCGCTGCGGTGCCGGCGCCACCAGGGCCATCTGGACACCCGTTGTCAGTGCCAGCCGACGGTTGTTCCGCACGGACCCGTTCGCGGATCGTCCACGGGGCCGCCACTGCTGAATCTCAGCAAGGGTAGGCATTTCCTTTATTTAACGGGACATTTTTTTAAGGTCCGCCTTGAAAGACTTGGCGTACTTGCTGCGGACCCACGCGGCATCCTGCTTGTAAATGCGAGACGCACGGGGCGCCGTCCGCTTGGTCAGGGTGCTGATGGCCACGAGACGGCGCATGACGGCCAGGGGCTTCTCACCCTTGCTGATCCCTTTGGACAGGGAAATGCGACGGTTCGTCATCGCCTCGACGGGATGGTACCCGTACTTGGTGAGCATGCCCGCCTTGAGCTTGCCGATCAGCTTGGACCCCTTGCCGGCCGCACCCACGTCTGGGATGGGCACCGCCTTGACGCGGGTCGTACCCGCCTTGCGGACATACGAGTAGGAGGGGCGACCCTTGGACGCCCGGACCCGGATCACCTTGCGGGTCCGCTTCTGCATGTAGCTGGAACGCAGTATCGAGCTCATAGTGTGATATTTACTGAGAAAATCCTACGAGGAACATGCGGAGCTTCGCCTCCTGATCCGCACCAAAGTCAAAGAGGTTCATATTACCCGGGTCTATCATGACGGTCGGGGTTGTGTAGGTGGGCCTGAGGCGCATCGTAGAGGTCAGGATTGCAAACGCATACGATTTTAGATCCTTAATTTCGGGTGTAAATTTCCAGTCAAAGGCGAGTGTCACAATGTCTTGGGGGTCCCTCCCCAGAAAGGGACCGCATGGGGTCGCTTCGGCCGATCCACCATCCACATAGTTCCACCCATCGTTCAATTTTACAGGTGAAATAACAAAGGGAATGGCAACTGTGGCCGATACTGCGTCGACGACGCTCATGGACGGCGTCGAGTCGACCGAAAAGTAGACCGTCTTCATAGAATTCACACAATACGAGGACATGTGAATCTTTATTGGGAACCACTCGTAAAGCTCGGTGAATGTCAGGTCGTCCCGGTCTGTGAAGTATTTAATCATATCGCTAAATGTTTTTCGCAATTTAGAAATTGAAATGAGACCATAGTCCTTTATGAGACTTCTTAGGTTGGGTTTCATGAGGGTTTTGACCGGTATGGTCAATGAATAATCGAGAGCCTTTGTGGTGTCCCCCTTTGTGAGGGCAAACACAAGAGCCAAGAGCCCACCTGCGGACGCCCCCGAAATCTCCTCGAGGTTCGCAAGCTGACCCGCCTGTTTAAATTTTGAAATAGTCCCAAGTAATGCAAAGTACCCCATTCCACCGGGGCCAATGGCTAGGTACTTCATTCTACTAGGCGTCTAGTAATACTGGGGGAAGAATGAGCGCAGGGTCGCAAACACGATGGCGAACACCAGGGTGTGCACGCCGACCTGGACACCTAGGCCCGCGCCACCTGGCAGAGCCAGCAGCACACCGGGCGTCAGCAGAACGAACAGAAGAGCTGGCACGATCATGTCAGCGGTTGTCATACTCACCTTCAGCGCGTACGTGGCGATCACGTGATAAAGAACAACCAGGACCACGGCGTGCACAACCGCCTGGACGAGGAGGCTGGCGCCACTGGGCAGGGCCAGCAGCAGGCCTGGGCTCAGGACGGCGAACAGCAGGGCTGGGGCGAGAACCTTGGGGCCGGTAATGTCAATCATTTACTCTCTGTCGATATATTTTTCGGCCCATGCGTAAAAGTTCTCGGGCCCGAGTCGTTCACCAACGACCGGCAAGTTCCTGACGAGATCCCAGAGATCTGCGTGAGTTGGGTGGGGAGATTTGGCGGTGTGCCAGTGACGGGGATTGATGACGAAATGAACAAACATATTGAATGTGGCCCGGTTCCTGAGGTAACGCGCCTCCGTGTATTCACGGATCTTCATCCAACCATCGAGGAGTTCCTGGGAGTACATATCCTGCCAGTCTTCTGGATGGAGATCTGGGTCAAACTCGTCAGAGTCGTCCGAGTCGTAAGCCTGCTCGTAGTTGTAGGCATCACGCGAGTACTCATCATTGAGACCCATTATTTCTACTTACTATTAGTGCGTCACATGGCTTTAACCCATGAGATCCTTGAGCCCGGTCACGCTGACGCCCGAGGTTTCCTTCATGGGCGCCGCGTCCTGAATCGCCTGGAAAGCCCCCTCGACCTGGGCCTCATTTCCACCAAAAAATGAACGCAGGCCCGCCTTGATGACGTCCTTCGTGAGGCCACCCTTCGTCTTTTTCCTTTTGAAATTCACCTTGACCTTGTCCTGGACGCGGACAGTGTCAATCTCGTTACGAGCCATGTGTTCCGTCACAAACTTGCGAAGATCCTTCTCACGTGCGTTGAGCACGGTGAGATCTTTGCGAGCTGAGGCTAGTTGAACCTTAAGGCCGACCCACTCGGTCATAGCGTGCTTAAAGTCCATTTCTGGTAATTACGTAGTGTTTATTTTGAGTTTTGAAACGCGAGCTGGAGTTTACTGGTACTCGTTGTTGATCTCGAACTTGGGACGCATCACATCTGGAGGAATGGTGCTCAGGTTGAAGATGCTGACTGGGGTGCGGGGGTTCAGTGGCTCGCTGCGGAAGTCGCGGTTGGCGTTGCGCAGGTTGCCACCCAGGGTCTCTGGGTAGCCAATCTGGCTGCGGGGGTCCAGGTAGTTCTGGCCCGACAGGATGGCGTCTGGGCTGAACTGACCGAAATCCTCGGTCTGGACAACCTCACGGGGAATCAAGCTCGCGGAAGTTGCTGGAGCGGGCTTGGCCGCGCCGCCGGCGAATGGGGCCGCTGACAGACCCTCGGAACCCTGCTGAGAGGCGGTGGCCTCCTGGGATCCGTACGCGGCGTTGCCAAGGTTAAAGCCCGACACGTTGGCATTGGCGGGGGTGTATCCGCTCGAGCTAGGGCTGACCAAAAGCAGAAGGATGACGGCGGCCAGAACCAGTATCGCGAGTCCCTTGCGATCCATTTATTATTAGTCGGTGATATTTTTTTGGACGGGCTCAGTCCAGATAATCTGCTGGGTCCTCCTCGACCTCGGGCTCGTCCGTGAACAAATAATCCTTGGGCACCTCTTGGACGCGGGGGCCTGTGCGGACGCGGACCTGGATCACACGCCAAATCGGGCCGAACGACTTTTTCAGGAACCACAGACCCGAGAGCTCGAGCACCACGTCGCACTTGGCCTCGGGCTTGACGTCCTCGAGGGCCAGTGCCGTCTTCTGGGTGTCGAACGCACACGTGGCCACCTGACCCTTCACCACGGCCAGTGAAGCGCCCAGGACGCCGTCCGTCACGCTCTCCTGGAAAGCGCTCGTGATTGTCTCGTCGCTCAGCTCCTTGCCGAACCACTCCTGCTTAGACTCCTTCGCCTTGGCCAGAATCTCCTCGTCAATCTGGCTGAACAGGCTGGAGTCGGCGAGCTTGAAATTGGGGTGACGGTTGTCCAGTGAATCCTGGAGGATCAGACCGTTCACCTGGTGCCGAACTGGGGCTCCACCTGAAGTGACCTTCAGGAAATAACGGCCGTCTGGGAGCTTCTGGGGCTTTGCGTACTCCATTATAGTATGTACAAATTTCTTCTTTAACATTAGATGAACGCGTGCAATCAAGAGTTCCTGAACAAGGGGTGCGTGTGCCTTGCTGACCCCTTGGATCCTTGGACAAATATTTGCGCATATATTGATCGGCAAAATGGTTTCGTGTACCCATGTGACCTTGGCTGCTGCGTTCCAAGATGTGAAAATATAGGCCAGTCACAGAATTTGAAGATGGAATTGCACAGGACGGGAGGCGTGGAACTTCCAGAGGGGTACGGGGCCAATCTTCCAATTGGAGATGCGGGTCCTATAGGTGAAGGCGCCAAAGAAGCACTTCCAGGTAAAGAGGCTAAAATCTCATCGACCCAACCCACCAACTTTCTGGGCCCGATGGCAAATCCCGACATCAAGGTTTGGCAGCTGCTTCTGTACCTTCTAATCTTTGTCGCTATTATTCTGGTGGCTGCAGGTTTTCTCGACTGAAACGGACTTAAAGCCTCGGGTCCCTGGTAATGTAGAAATGGCCACCACTACCCCAATCACCCTGGATTCTATCGCTAAGGAGATCAAGGCTCTGCGCAAGGACATCCGCAAGATCCGTCAGCATATTGAGGACCCGAGCGGCGAGAAGGCGGCTGTCCGCGCACAGAACAACGGCTTCAACAAGCTCCAGGACGTGACGCCCAAGCTTCGCGCCTTCCTGGGCCTGGGCGAGACTGACAAGATCTCGCGGTCACAGGTGACTCGCAAGATGAACGAGTACGTCGAGGCCAAGGGCCTGAAGGCCGGCCAGAACATCACGCTGGATGCCGCCATGAAGGACCTGCTACAGGTGCCAGAGGGCATCCAGGTAACCTTCCTGAACATCCAGAAGTATATCAATCCCCATTACATCAAGGAGGAGAAGCCCGAGACTGAGAAGAAGCCCCGCGCCAAGAAGGAGCCCGTGGCCGCCCCCACCGACGAGCCCCCAAAGGAGAAGAAGGTCCGCCCGAAGGTGGCCAAGGCACCGGCTGTGTAAATATTCTAAAACATATAGTATATGGCGCGCAACAACAACGGTGGTATTGGTGGATCTGGTATCTTTGGCCTCATTGGGACCACGGTTCAATGCAAGGCTGAGGACAAGGGACCGTACTGCACGATGGCCAAGCTTATAAACATAATCTTCTGGATCTTGATCCTGTTCTTCCTGGGCAAGTTGGCGCTTGATTACATCAAGAAGTGAGCCACTTAAAAATGTCACACCAAGTTATCACAACAAGAAATGGAACCGGCTCCTGAGCTGAATCGGGATCAGCTCAACACTCTGGTTGGTACAAAAGTCAAAAGCGTCGAATTGTATCGGCGGGCATTTACGCACAAGTCAGCCCTGAAGCGCTATTCAGGTTTGACTGGTTCGTACGAAACGCTTGAATTTATGGGCGACTCGGTTCTGGGATTCATAGTCACCAAACATCTTTTCGACTTGCACGAAAAGCAGCAGGAGGGGTTCCTGACCAAGGCTCGGACGAAAATGGTCAGGGGCAAGACCCTCTGCGAAATTTCCAAAGCTCTTGGCCTCGACAAATTGATCCTCATGGATGAGAAGGGTGAGCGCAACGGCTGGAACACCAATGAGCACATCATGGAGGATGCATTCGAGGCGCTCGTGGGGGCCATCTACCTCGATCTGGGTATGGTCCATGCAAAGACTTTTGTGTTTGAATCATTCACAAAAGTCCAGACGTCACTCGTCGACGACAATTACAAGGACCAATTGATGCGTTGGTGCCAGGCGCTCAAGTACGCTCTACCAGATTATCGCGTGGTCGGGAATATTAATGGTCAATTCTTCATCACGGTCGTAGTCGATGGCCTCGAGTGTGGGTCCGGTTTTGCACTTACTAAGAAGCAGGCTGAACAGAACGCCGCCGAGATAGTACTTAAGACTGATCCGCGATTTAAGAATAAGAATGTCCCAACCGGAATCAGAAAGCAGGGTGATTCTTCGAGCGCGGGAGTTGCTTGCGGCTGAATACGCCGAACAAAGAAGTCAGGAATGGTTAGATCTCCGTGACGGAATGATTACGGCCAGCGACGTGGCGAGTGCGATTGGCGAAAATCACTATGAAAGTGTTGATGCTTTTGTGAAAAAGAAGGTTCTCAAGACCAAATGGGCCGGGAACGCCGCGACGGCCCATGGGACCCTCCTCGAGCCTCTTGTGCGAGACCTCTATGACGCACGGACCGGACGCAAATCGCATGAGATTGGTCTGGTCCGGCACAGAGAGTACTCGTGGCTCGGGGCGTCGCCCGACGGCGTCACGGAGGATGGGCTCCTGATCGAGATCAAGTGCCCCTTGACCCGTAAGATCGAAGCGAAGGTCCCGAAGCACTATCTGCCCCAGGTCCAGCTTCAGCTTGAAATTACGGACCTCGAGGAGTGTGATTTCATCCAGTACCGTCCCGCGGACGCGGTGAGCGTCCCGCCCCGCCCCGAAGAGTTTGTTGTCGTCCGGGTCGTCCGGGATCGCGCATGGTTCCAGACCAACCTGCCCGCCATGAGGGCGGCGTGGGACCGGATCTGCAGCGGGCGGGCAAATGGCCTCTGCGATCTGGATGACGATGCGGTCACGTGGGACGATCCGCAATTTAAGAAGGAAATTGTATGTCTGTTAGTAGATGATGGAGGCCTGGAAGGAGGCGTTTGTGACGGGGGCCCCGACGAAGCGCGAGTTCCTCAAGTGTGCTCACAAGAACCGGTTCCTGAAATGCCGTGAGTGCCACGGGGATTTTTGTTATCGGTGCATTCAGCTTGAGGTGCATTCGTGCCCCAAATTGGATGAACGGGCCAAGATTGAAAGGGATAATTTGGCAACTAAATTAGTAAAGGTTCAAGCGCCCAAGGTTCAGGCATTCTAGAACTTCTTTGAGGACAGATACAGTACAAGCACTATGAAAATAATAAGGAAAAGAAGCGAGTTATTCACGATAAAGAATGTGATGGACTCGCGGTCCATAGACGACTGGCTCTTACCCTTGCCTTCCCAAGACCATGGAAGGTATGGACGATCCCACGTTGTGGTGCCATCGGCGTACTCGTACTTGCGCGCTGGGAAGGGGCGGAAAGGCGCGGGGCTCGTGTCGCTCGTCTTTAGGTACATGGGCCCTGAGAAGTTGAAGTTCATTTCTCCGTCCAGTTCTGGACGGCCACTCTCCTCCATGGGCGTAGGGTCAATCTCGGTGATGTAGCTCCCATCCATATGGATATTCTTGGGGAAGCCATCGAAATTGACCCCGAAGGATTCCGTCGCCGTGAACGGGTTGATGCGGTTTATGGCCATTTGGTCACACTGCATCAAGGCCGTCGCCATTAACATACTGATACATTATTTTTATAAGTTTTGGTCTGGATCTTCTGTTGATGGAGAGTCCACATTTGCTCAAGGTCCACGTCGAGCATGTGAGCCAACTGGAAGAGATAGCTAAACACATCTCCCATCTCCATGGTGATGTCAGTGCCACGGTCCTTTTTCAGGCCAGTCTTGCGGTAAATCCGCTGCGTCTGGCGAATTGACGAGGCCAATTCACCCATCTCCTCATTGAGCAACATCCATACGATACTCACCGGAGCCTTGTCCCAGCCCTTGCGCTTGCACATCTCGGCCGTCTCGTCACGGTATTTGTTCATTAAATATTGTACGCTCAAGTCCTCTAAGCAAGCTTAGCAAGAGACTTGCGGAAGGGCCGCCAAGAGCTTCCAATTTTCAATAGTTTTTTCGTTCGGCCCAGGGTTCGATGACTCCATTACTGAACAGGCGTATCCCCGTTCAATTATGAGAAATCCAAATAGGATGGTCCTGACGAAAAAAGCTCACTTTTTCTTGTAGAGCATCCAGATGGTATAGAACAAGATGGCGCAACCGGCCGCGCCCCACAGCCGCGTGCAGGGAGTCGGGTCGTTCACTGGATCCTTGGACTTGCAGGTGTTTGCCTGAAGAACAGAGGTGACGAGCAGGGCAAGGCAGCAAATGATGATGATAGACAGAGCTCTCATTTAATTTTAGACGCGAAAATATCCTAGAGCGTCACCTTGGTGTTATAGGGCAGCTTGTTGCCATACGTGCTCGTGCTGACTGGGATGGCGAGTGGCACTGGATTGGCCGAAATGTCGCGCAGGTACACAATCTGCTGAAGCATACCGGTCGAGATGGTCGCCGTCGACTCCTTGACCACCTGCTTGTTCATGCGGGCCACCTGGTTCATGATGTCCGTCCCTGGATCCTGGACCAGGTCAGTGTACACCTTGCGCATCAGCGCCTGGAGGTCAAAATCATTCTGGCGCTGGATCGTGTACCCCGTCTTGGCCTTCATCGCCCGGATGATGTCATCGTGGATACTCTCACGGTTGAACTCTGACAAGAAAGCCTGACCGACTGGCGTGGCGACACCGAGGCGGACCGAGCGCATATCGTACGTGTCCATTGAAATGAGCCGGGAAAAAAAGGAGGGCTTAAAAATACAGGACGTCAAAATGACAATGAGGGTCATCAAGCGCTCGGGTGATGAGATGCCTATGCTCTTCGACAAGGTGACCAAACGAATTTTGAAACTAAATTCAGCGCCCGAGTTTCAGCCCCTGAACATCCAGCCTGACAAGGTGGCCCAGAAGGTTTTCACGAGCATGTTCGACGGCATTTCCACCACAGAAATCGATAACCTCACGGCCGAGGTTGCCGTCGCTATGATGACTGAAGACCCAGACTACGAGACTCTGGCCATGCGCGTGACCGTTTCGAACCTCCAAAAGGCCTGCCCAAAGACGTTCAGTGACGCGATGGTCGCCCTGCACGTCAAGGGCATCGTCAGCGACCATTTCATGAAGTGCGTGGCGCTCGAGTTGGACGCTGCGATCCAGCCGAAGCGCGACTACCTCTTTGGGTATTTTGGAATCAAGACCCTCCAGAAGGGCTACCTTAACGAGGGTGAGACGCCCCAGTACCTCTTCATGCGCGTGGCCGTCGGCATTCACGGAGATGACCTCCCGCGAGTCAAGGAGACGTACGACCTCATGTCCCAAAAGTATTTCACGCACGCCACTCCCACGCTGTTCAACGCCGGCACGAACAACCCCCAGATGTCGAGCTGCTTCCTGGTGGCCATGAAGGACGACTCGATCGACGGCATCTACGAGACGCTCAAGGAGTGCGCGCACATTTCCAAGTGGTCAGGGGGTATCGGTATTCACTGCTCGAACATCCGCGCCAACGGGAGCCGCATCAAGGGCACGAACGGTGTGGCCGATGGAATCGTGCCCATGCTCCGCGTCTTCAACAACACGGCCCGGTACGTGAACCAGGGTGGCGGGAAGCGCAAGGGGTCCTTCGCCATCTACCTCGAGCCGTGGCACGCTGACGTCATGGAGTTTCTGGAGCTGCGCCTAAATCAGGGTGACGAGGAGATGCGCTGTCGCGACCTGTTCACGGCCATGTGGATCCCGGATCTATTCATGGAGAAGGTTGAGAAGGACGAGGACTGGTTCCTGATGTGCCCCAACGAGAGCCCGGGCCTTGCTGACGTGTACGGTGAGGAGTTCAACGAGTTGTACCGGATGTACGTCGCACAGGGCCGGTTCAAGAAGCAGGTCAAAGCCCGGACCGTCTGGGACGCCGTCCTCAAGAGCCAGGTCGAGACCGGCACCCCTTACATGTGCTACAAGGACTCGGTCAACGCCAAGTCGAACCAGAAGAACATCGGTGTGATTAAATCCAGTAACTTGTGCTGTGAAATTGTGGAGGTGAGTACTCCAGACGAGACGGCCGTGTGCAATCTGGCGTCGCTGTGCCTCCCGACGTTCGTGAAGAACGGGGAGTTCGACATGGGAATGTTGGGCAAGGTGACCCGGGTCGTAACGCGTAACCTGAATCGCGTCATAGACCGCAACTACTACCCGACCGAAGCGGCCCGGAAGTCAAACATACGCCACCGGCCCATTGCCATCGGTGTGCAGGGTCTGGCTGACGTGTTCATGATGTTGGGGCTGTCGTTCGACGAGCCCAAGGCTCGCGAACTCAACGAGGCCATCTTCAGGTGCATCTACATGCAGGCGGTGTGGGAGTCTTTCACACTCGCAGACGAAGAGGGGCCGTATGAGACGTTTCAGGGCTCACCAGCGTCACAGGGCTTGCTTCAGTTTGACCTCTGGGGTAAGCAGGATCACGCATTTGATGAACACAAAGAGCGCATTGCTAAACACGGCCTCCGGAACTCCCTTCTGGTCGCACCTATGCCGACCGCCTCGACTGCCCAGATCATGGGCAACAACGAGGCTTTCGAGCCCTACACGACAAACATCTACCTGCGCCGGACACTTGCCGGTGAATTTGTGATGCTCAACAAGCACCTGGTCAAGGATCTTCAAAAGCTTGGAATTTGGAACCAAAATTTGAAGAATGAAATTGTGCGTCAGGGTGGGTCGGTCCAGGGGCTCGAGGGGGTTCCAGAGAATCTCAAGGCTATTTACCGGACAGTATGGGAGATTCCACAGAAGAGTATCATCGACATGGCGGCTGATCGGGGTGCGTACATCGACCAGTCCCAGTCGCTGAACATCTTCATGGAGAACCCGAGCCTGGCCAAGCTGTCGAGCATGCACCTGTACGGCTGGAAGAAGGGGCTCAAGACGGGCATGTACTATCTGCGGACCCGCGCCAAGGCTCGGGCTCAGCAGGTGACCGTACCGGTGGGGCCCACGGAGGAGCAGATCCTGGCGTGCTCGCGTGAAAACCCTGAGAGTTGTGAGATGTGCTCGAGTTAATTTCAATGCTAAATTCAAGATGGTCAAAAATTGTTGCAAGTCCGGGCCCAAAAACAAGAAGTGCGTCAGGCGCTCGAACAAGAAGGTGTTCAATTTACCTCGAAAATTCGCCAAGCTCCTGTGTATCCTAGGACCCATCAAGGGTTTCACCATGCGTGCGAGCTGCGCCCCTTATAAAAACTGCAAGAAGTAACCATGGACCCGGTGTGGCGGCTCCTGCCAGACCACCTGGTCCTTAGGATCCTTGAATTTTCAAATGAAATTGAACAAAGGGTCGCCTTCAAAATTCCTCCCAAGAAATTGATACTTGACAGGAATATTGAATTTCGAAATGAAATTGTGTATGACCGAAATTCTATGACTATGTGGGACTTTACTGGGTTGACAGATGCGTACCAACCCTATTGGATCACTAGAAAGGGTATCAAGTTTTCCCATCACAGGTCACCCGATGACCTTTACATTTTCAATATGGAATGGGAAGATTACCAGATGACCATGTTTTCGGGAACTGAAATAGTAGGCCCGACCATGTGTAGGAATCACCTAGTAACAAATAAAAGAGTTAAATTCAGGTGACACATGGATCCAAAAATATGGATGAATTTACCGACCGAGTTGATCCGGTGGATCATCGAACACTCGAGTCCGTCCATCGATACACAATTAGCATTCAAAATTAGTCCCAATAAAATTAAAGAGGCAAAGGCTTGGCGGCTTTGGTACCTCCTCAAGTCCCATGATGGGATCATTTACAATTTAGAAACTGAATCCCTCCATATCTTCCGGATACCAGGGACTCATATAGTCAGGAGACCCATGACGCTCGACTGGCACCAAGATCACTTGTGGTGTTTCAACGAGGCCGGTCACGAGCATACTATAGAGCTCACCGCGGAGACGGGCGCCTTTGTGTCGGTCCCGAGTATCGAACCGTGGATCACGGAGTTGCGTGTACTACTTAGAGGCTCCGGCTTGGCGAGGGTGATTTCCGCAACCGGATGTTGCTGAGAAGTCTCGAGAGCTCGGTGTACATAGGGTCTTTGTGGTTCACGTAATTGATAGATCCGGGCATTGGACGACGATGCCCGCGACCACCCATACCTTGTACACGCCCCTTGGCGTTTAGTCCGGCGTAATTCGCCATTTCCGCCCGGACAGAGTTCACCCACGACTTGTTGGTGATATACGACAGACCCGCCGCCTTAAATGCCCGCGCCGCCTTCATAGCGTTCGTCTGCCATTTCGCAGTGGCCGTCTTGGCCATTGAATTCTCGTACGCCATTTCGTAAGCCTTGGCGGCCGTCGGGGGCGAGCGCCTGATAGGGCTCGGCGCCTTGGTCTTGACCACCGCACGAACGGACGATTGCCGAGCAGTAGATTGACGCATCTTATTGAGACGGGACTCGGCTTGGCGGACCAGTCTCGAATTTGCCTGACGGCGCGCCGCAGCCGCGGAGTTCTGGCGACGCTTCCGTTCAGCGGAAGAAATGCCAGGCAACGCGAATGCGAGTTTACTCAGGTTGGACAAGTTTGTTATACCCAACTTGCTCATTGTATTTACTTAAAAAATGTAGACATTTTAATTTGAATGGTACTCTGGAGTGATGTAGATCCATCTGCTATTGAGATGGTGCCTATTGGTAAGGAAAGGCACAAGTTCCGGTTGATGGGTGAGACCCTACGGTTCCAGATTCCCCGGGGGTTTTGCGCGTGGGGAGTGTCTCAGTACAAGAGCATGAACCTGGAAATTCGCAACCAAGATTTCCTCAAGTGGTGGAAGGACCTGGAGACGCAGCTTTGTCCACAAGAGCCATTCAAGTCGAACATTAGCGTGACCACTGGACTCCGCCTCAAAATTGATGAGGCGAGCTATATTTTCGATGAAAATTCGAAGCAGGTCAACCCGGATATTCGGGAGGGGCTGTTTCGGGGCCAAGAGCTATCTTGTATGGTTGATGTCGAGTCGACTTATTTTTTCAACGGAACGTGGGGATTGACCTGTAGAGCTGTTCAAGTACGCTTTTACGGGGTCGAGGCGCCGACGAAGACCGCCGTTGAGGACGCGGCGGTGACTTTTTCTTTGCCGCGGGGGCGCTGCGCGTTTTTGGAGGAGAACGCTTCTTGAACAGGTTGGCGACGAGGGCGCGGTCAGTCTCGCTCCGGAGACCGAACGCTGCTGCGTTTTTCATTTCTTACCTTTGACGCCGAAAATTTTACGCAGATTAGCCACGAGAGCATTAATCTGTGAAATTACGAGCGGACCATTTTTCGGCCGCGTCTTGGACTTTGATTTACTGGGCATCTTATTAATTACGGAGGATATTTCCCATAATGTCTACGCCTCCCACGCCACCCATCACGGCCGCACCCGTCCGTGATGTCTGTGCAAATGAATAAATGAGATAACCTAGTGCAATAGAGATCAAGGCTCCTATAAAGAACAGGAAGGACTTGGATTTCTCCTTGGGGTCTGGGTTCTTGAGTCCCACGACTCCCGATCCGCAGCAACTCATAGCAATACAGCACGCAAATATGAGACCGACCGTCGCCTGGAAGCGGCCAAAAGCCGCGAGGGCGTTCACCGCACCCACGGCCGCCATCCTATAATGCACCTAGAATTTACTTCATGAGCTCCTTGGCCTTGACGTACAGGGCCGAACCCTTCTCGACCAGCACGAAATCACCCTTCTTCATCTTGAGCTCCTTCTTCGCCTTGGCCACAGCCTGGATCCATGGGTTCTTCTTCGCACCGGCCGACTTGGCCTTGCTGACAATCTCACCCGTCTTGGGGTTCTTCATCAGGTCCTTCTTCGTGAGGCCACCGGATGTCACGTCAGCGTTCCCATTGAAAACCTGAGCGCGGGAACCAACAGTCATTTATTATGAGGCGGGATTTTATTTAAGACTTGCGTTTTCGGTTATTAATCACAGGACGTGCGAGGCTATTCATTATGGCCGCGAGATATATTTGCTGGTAAAGACCATTTACACGCGTCATTGCGGCGCGGCGGGCGGCGGCGGCGTTGTTCCGCTGCTTCATAAAGCGGGCGTTCCGCTTGGATGCTGGGCTAAGGCTCTTCGTCATATTACACTGCAAAGATCTTCTTCAAGGTCTGGATATTGATCTTGGTCCGCGACACATTGGGGACCTGCGTCTCGAGCCGGGGGTCGTTGAGCACTTCCGCGCACACCTTGGCCTTGGCCTCCTGGAGCTGCATGATGGACTGCTCCACGCTCGGCAGAGGCTCGACGCCGTCTTCACCCATGTAGATGAGGCGACGCACCACCACCTTGCGCGTCTGGCCTGTGCGATGCGCTCGGCCAATCGCCTGGAGCTCCGTCGCCGGGTTCCACGCCGGGCACGTGATGTAGACGCGCGTCGCCTCTTGGAGGTTCAGGCCTACGCCGCCCGCCTTGATCTGGATAATGAACACCGAGTTGGACGGGCCCTTCTTGAAGCTCGCAATCTGCTGTTCCCGACGATCCTTGTCAACCGAGCCGTCGATGCGGAAGGTGGGCAGCTCGAGCTTGCTGAGCCTCTCCTGGATCTCATCCATTTCACCCATGAATTGTGTGAAAATCAGGGACTTCTCGTCCTTGTGTGACGCGATGAGCTCCATGAGCGTCTCCATCTTGCGAGAGCGCCCGATCCATAATTCCGGGTCGCTCTCTTCTTTGAGAGCGATGCCATCCAGGTACAGCTGAGGCCACGTCATCACCTGACGTGTCCGCAGGAGGCACTCGAGCAGCTCCATCTGGTGCAGATTCTGCGTACCGGCTGCAAAGACGCTCTTGACGATCAGGGCACCCCGGTCGAACACCTCTCGATAGAGCTTCTTCTCCTCTGGGTGCATTTCCAGCTCCAAATTCTGGAAGTCGCACGGCGGGAGCTCGAGGCGCTTGTTTCCAGGGATGATGCACCGTCCCGCGGCGTCGTAGACGCCTTTGGCCACGTCCTCCTTGGTTCGCCGGAGCACGTAGGCCTCACGAATCTTATCCGTATAGCCCTGTACGACCACTCGTGGGATTCCCACAAAGGCGCAGAGAGCCACGAAATCCTTGACTGAATTGAATACGGGTGTTCCCGTCACGACCCAGCGGATCCGCCCATGGAGAGCCCGGCACACTATATGGGACTTGGATTTTTGGTTGCGAATTTCATGACCCTCGTCCAGGATCACACGGTCCCACTCCACACGGAGCAGTGGGCACTCTGGAGCCCCAGGGCGCTGCGCCAGGACCGAATAGGGCGCCACGACGACGTCAGGGATCACACCCGGAAGGGACCGCTTGGCCCCATCGAACGCGTAGGTCGTGAGGCTCGGCGCGAACCGATTCAGCTCCTGAATCCACTGACCCACGATAGACTTGGGCACCACGACCAGCGTCTTGGGCACCTTGTTGGCCAGAATGGTCGCGATGAGCTGGACCGTTTTACCCAGGCCCATTTCGTCACACAAAAAGCCACCAGGGTACTTTGGCGCCAACTCGCGGCGCAAGAGCCACTTGACGCCATCGTGCTGGTACGGGGAAATCAGGCGAGTCTTGAGCATCTTGAGGCCTGGTTGGGTTTGCATATGAAATTGGGGTCAGGCCTCCAAGCCTTAACCTGGACAGGACACGAATTTTTCCTCGGGCCCTAGTAGGCAATGTCGTCAAGGCGGCAAGCAATTTATGAAGCGTATTTACCCAATGGGTCTGCTAAAGGTTTTGAAAAAGCGCCAGCGTCATTCAAAGTTAATGTAGGTGCGGCCATGAAGGCGGCGCGGGCGACTCAGTCGCGATTTGGTCCCCTTCCAAATAACCAACTAAACTCACATCCGCTAGATGGCCCATCATCGCTTTCTGGGTTGGCTCCAGCTGGCCGAGTCGCATTCGCCGCAGCGGCTTTAAGAGGGGACAAAGAGGACCGCCTAGCCGACCGCCTTGCGCTCAAGCGTGCGGGGCGCCCCCCACAAACCGAGCCCACCTCCTCGAACGCTCTGCGCAAGGCTGGCGAGGCGGAGGAGGCGGTGCGGAAATTGCTCTACGCTCCAGAGAGGCAGATGGCGGCCCGTGTAGCGCGCAACAAAGGAAATAAAAATTTGGAAAAAATGCTCGCCAACGCCAAGGCGCGCGCACAACGCCAGACCGGTCCGGTGGCAAAGCGCGTGAATGCACCCGTCGCCAACTTGACCAAGGAGAATCTTATGGCTTCAATTCGGGCCATATACAACGCCTCTCAACGCGGTGAGAACATAAATGTGCTCAAGACCCGTCTGCTACTCGGTCAGTACAGAGCGAAACGCGGCCGGTTCACGCGCAACGCCCCTTTGAACGCCAAAACCATTAGAAATCTTGAAGAAAGACTCAAGTATTATGAGGCTATTAAAAAACAAGGAGGGGCGGTGAGCGTTGCGGCGCGTCAATCACCCCTGCGTACAAACATCGGCACCGCGGTCGCCAATGCGGTGACGCAGGCCATCAAGGCGGCTACGACCCCGGCGGCCGCCAAGAAGTTCGTACAGAACACGCCTCGGCCAGCTCAGGTCGTCGCGGCAAAGGCCGCAATGCCAAATATTCCACCCGCAGTCGCGCAGGCCATGAACCCCAATGACCTCGCCAAGGCGATCGTCGCCGCCATCGAGGCGGGCGTGAAGAAGATCCCACCCAAGGTGGTGGCCCCGGCTCTTACGCCCCCAGCCACGCCAGCGAACTCGAAGGCGGTCGCGCGGGCTCTGGACCCCAAGGTGCTCGCTGAGGCGGTGGTCGAGGCGATCCGCCAGGGAATCAAGGTGCGTCCGGAGGTGATCCAGCAACAGCGACCGGAGGTGCTCGTGCCTGAAATGCAGAAGGCCGCGCCGAACACTGGCAAGCTGGCTACCAACGTGGCACGGACCATCAATAATGCAGTTCGGGCTGCGGCGCGTCCAGGAGCTGCACCTGGTACCGACAAGAAGTCGTGGCGCAACTTTCTTCCGTCGTTTGGATTCGGCGGTGGCGCCCCAGCTGCGGGAGGATCTTTCTTTAACATGTTTAAATTGCCTACATCCGCGCCTCGCCGGCGATTCAGGTGGCCATGGCAGAGACGCATCATTGGAATTTCGGGCCCATATTATGTCTGGAATCAAGGACAGTGGATCCCAACGCCAGTAGGTTCGCCACCCCCTCAACCGCAACCCATTCCACAGAATGCTCAACCTCCACCCGGTACTACAATTTTTCTAAATCCCAACGGAACTGGTGGACTTGCCGTCCCAGTCGCCGAGGCCGAGGCCACACGCGCCGCGCAGCGTGCAGCGGCCGCGGCAAATGCCGCAACCCAGGCCGCCAATCAACCGGGTGCGCCACCAGAGGCGAGACGTGCAGCCAATGCTGCAGTGCAGGCTGCAAACGCCGCAAATAATGCGGCTAATAAGGCGGCCAATGCACCCAATGCCAATGCGGCCAAGGTGGCGGCCAATACCGCCAAGAAGGCTGCAAACGCCGCTGTGACGGCCGCTGGTGGGGCAGGAGGGTCAGCGACCGGTGGGGGCGCCACGGTCACGTTCTCACCGACCATAAAGATCGGTCTAAACAAGCTGCCCCAGGCAGTTCAGCAGGCCCGCAACGATCCCAACAAGATGGCCGACCTCATGAGACTCGTGAACAATTTGAAGGCGAAATTGCCAGCCAACTCCAAGACTCAACAGACGATCCGGAATCTCTTCCGGGATCCCAACACGCTCCCCACGCCCACACAGGTCCAGACGGCCTTCAAGCGTTCTTACAAGAATATGAACATGAACGAGCTCCTGTCTCTGCGCGCAACGGGCAAGAACCGCGCCATGGTCAATTCCCACCTGCGCGAGGCTGTCCGGACGCAGATCCGTCGCATCGGTCGCCTGTCGGGCACCGAGCGTTCAACGTATATGGCCGAGCTGTACCGGAGCCTTCCCAAGGACTTTGCGGGCCGCGCGGAGGTTGAGCGTGAACTCGTCAAGGAGGTTCGTGGACTCGGGTTGCGTACATCTGGCGGAGGCTACGGAGGCTACGGAGGCTACGGAGGCTACGGAGGCGGGCGGTCTCCATACGAGTCCCGTGGTATCCTGAACGGTCTGCGTCGCAACTTCGGGTCGTCGCTCCCGCCCCGACTTCGAGATGAGATGCGAATCCAGGAGCGCCGGATTGTGGAGCGTCAGGGTCCTCTGCGACAGAACATGGGCCGGCGCCGGAATGATGGTTATCTTCGTCAAAGAAATCAGCGTCCACTGGCTGCGCAGGCCGCACTTCGCCAAACGGGTTCCACGGCTCCCAAAGAGCGCAATCTGCTTGCACAAGGCGTTCTCAAACAGGGAGGTCCGGAGCTCAATATCGGTCTGGGTCAGCCTCTGGCGCCCCTTCCACCGAACCAGCAGTCGGCAATCAACAAGGCTGGCGGGAACCAGACGGCTCTCAAGACCATCGCGGCCGTGCCAGGTGGCGCGCCCCAGGTGGCTCTGGCGGCCCAGGCGCTCAACGAGACGAACGGGAACCGTCAGCGGGCTCTGGAACGTGGTGTCGAGCCCGCGGCCATCAACGCCGTCCAGAAGCTCGGTGGTCCCACAAACGCAGGGTACGTCCTAGAGGGGCTGAACACGCTGGCCCAGACGCGCAAGACACAGGTGCGCAAGGCGGCTGCGCCGCGCAAACGCAAGACCAAGGTGGCGAGCCTCCGCCTCAATGAACTCAACAGTGTGATTGATGCCGTGAAGAAGCGCAAGCTGATTTCGCTCGTTGCTCACAACGTGACGCGCACCGGAATCCACACCAATGAGAATCGCAAGAAGATGTATTACAAGAAGGTTATCAAGTCTAGTATTCTGCGTCGCCCCCTGGCCAACAAGGTTCGGGCCGCGGCCAAAAAAATGAGTAATGTGAACGCCAAGGCGGCCTCCAAGAAGCGTTAGTCATCATGAAATGGAGCAGACCGCCAATTATATAAAGCGGCTGACGAGCGTTAGAAATCGACTGGTGAAGGACCCGAAGCGCCCAGCGCCTTCATGGGTCCGGATCACCACCATCACCATGGGTGCTAAATTTCAACAAGAAATTAACCTTCCCAAGTTTCATGAAAATTTTTCGAAACTTGGGAGTGTTTGTGTGCGTCCAGTGGGGAGCACCGGTCCGGGCTTCGAGTGGAAGCTGAGCGATGCGGCCTTTTATAATCAAGTGACTATCGGGTACCGTGATCAGTACTCGGGTAAAAGTATCAAGATCTTTCCAAACGGCTCTATTCAGGTGGCCGGGTGCTCGAGTCTCTTTGACTGCAAGCGGGTCCTGAATCAACTGGCCTTTATTTTGAAGACGGTTCTGGGGCTTGCACAGGCTCCAGGGACCACCGAGCCGACCATCTGGATGATCAACACCAACTTTTCACTGAACACGTCAGTGAATCTCCATAAAGTGATAGACAAGCTTCGGCCTCTCAAGAATCAGTTCAAGGTGTTTTTCGAGCCGGCCCGCTACAGCGCCGTGATGGTCAAGTTTGTGCCAGGGCCGGGTATGAAGCAGGTCAGCGCCAGCATCTTCAAGACGGGCAAGATTATCGTGACCGGCGCACAGAGGCTCGACGAGATTGCAGGCGCCTACGAAATCTTGAACGAAATTGTGGATCCAGGAATGATGGTCGCTCCGGTCCAGACACCCGAGACGTTTGACGTTTTGCTCGGGTGGACCTTCACCGAGTGGGCGGGGCACCTTGCGAATCAGGATAAAAATCTACCGCAACAGTAAATGTCTCAGCGCATGGGAATGGCCGATGGCCGTTGCATTACCGAGTTCGCGTCCAACCGCATCATGACCGATGCCCTGATGGCCGAGAAGAAGATTGCAGTGTTCGACAACTACACGTTCCGCCAGGTGGCTCAGGAAAAGGGTCCAGAGGGCTTCGCTCTGCCCCTGCGCAACGCCGCGTGCCGCACGGGTCAGGTACAGGTTCTGGTCGAGAACGAGTAAAGGTTTAAAAGAGAATTAAGCAATATAAATTAGAATGCGAGGTGCCCGCATAGTAATCGATGGGAATATCGGTTCAGGCAAGACGACTCAGCTCGACTTGCTTGAAAAGAAGGGATGGGTGGTGCGCAGGGAGCCTATTGAAAAGTGGCCCCTCGAGGACTTTTACAAGGACCCCAAGCGCTGGGCTTTCTATTTTCACATGGTAATTCTCCAGACTCTCCGGCCGCTCGGCTCCAGCAAGCCGGTCATCTACGAGCGATCCCTCATGAGTTCCAGGTGGGTCTTTTGGCCAATTTTGGTGCGAAAAGGGTGTGCGACTCCAGGTGAGGATGCCACCTACGGTCGGTTCTATGATCAGTATTCGTGGTTTCCAGATATTTACATATTCCTTTCCAAAAATCTAGACCTGACCTGGGAGCATATCCAGAAGCGCCATCAGGCGGGTGACGGTGGTGTGACCCGTGAGTACCTCACAGAGCTCGATGCAGAGTACGCCAAGCTGGTCAAGGTGGTGCCTTGTCGTACATTCTTCGTGAACGCCAACAGGAGCCCTGAGGAAATTCACCAAGAAATTTGTAGCATCCTTGTAGAAAATGAACTGCTCGTCAGTGACCCGAAACGGGACGAAGTGCAAGAAGAAGGCGGCCGAAGACGGCAAATGTCTTGCGCACCTTTCCCGGACATGTGTCGTGTGTCTTGATGAGCTCGCGCGCAAGGATTCGCGCAAGCTCAAGTGTAAACATGAATTTCACACCAAGTGCATCATGCGGCATTTTGAAACGAGCATCGAATGCCCCCTGTGCCGCATGGAGCAGGATGACGATCCGCTCGTCGTGTTTCGCAAGAGCGTCGAAGAGAATATCCGTGAAAAATACCGGGACGCGATCCGTTCCCTCGAACTCGAGGTTGCACGGGCACGGAGACGATAAAAATTCTTAGTCTATATCAATATGGATCAGCAGCCCCCACCCAGTGACGGGTCGATGACGCCTATTATAATAGGTCTCGTCGTGCTGGTAATGCTCATAGTGGGTTACTATCTTTACACCAAGTCGTCCGGGGAGGTGGACGTGGAGGCTACTCCCTCGGCTCCCGTGATTGCCGCTGCACCGCCACCACCTGTGACGACGGCTCCAGCGCCTGCACCTGCAGGCGCCCCCTCGGCGTCCCTGACCCCTCTTTATTCAACGGGCCAGAAGATCCAGGACGCTGATCTCGAGATCGGCCTGGCATCCGTGCCCTTTTTTTCCGCCCCATTCGGGTACGACATCGCCAAGCCCCCGGCCTATTCGATGACTATGGACATTATGGTGAGCCAGACGGGTGACCGGTGGCGCAACATCATGGCGCACAGTCCAGTGGCCGGAACCGACTTCCCAGTCGGCCCAACGTATCGCCGCCCGGCCGTTTTCGTGACGGGCAACGACACCGCTCCGGCCAATCGCATTATGCTCGTCCACGGCAACGCATCAAACGAGAGCTCTTCCATAACCTCCATCAACACCGTTCCCCTCGGCAAGTACTTTACTCTCACGTGGGTCGTTTATAACGGTACGATGACCATGTACATAAACGGCGTGGCCGATCCCGTAGGCCCTCTCTCGACCTCTTTCAACTGGCCTACGACCAGTCAGCCTTGGACCTGGCTTCAAGGCAATTACGCCGGCAATGTGGCCGGGTCAATTAAGGTGAAGAATGCGTATTGGTTCAACCGGGCCCTGGCACAGAGTGACCTGCAGCTGATTTCTTCCCAGTACCCATCATCGGGAACCTCCGGATATATCCCCGAGCCGTACACTGAAGAATAAAAAGTATATTAATATCAAAGATGTCGTCACCCGCGGCGCCGATGGCTCCAGGGTCGAACACGCCTATGATCATAGGCGGCGTTGTGTTTCTTCTCATCGTACTCATCGCCGCATATTACTACACTAAAACCCCCACCGAGACGCCCGTTGCCGCGATGGATACGAGTTCCGTCATGGCAGCATCCATCCCCGTTGTAGCGTCGGTTTCGGCTCAGGCCCCAGCCCCAGCTCCCACATCCACTCTTAGAACGGCCGCAGCCTATATTGGCCCGGCCAACGGAAGCGACTACCCAGGGAATGACGTCGGCAACTGGTCCAACGCCGACCCCAACTTTTGTGCCGACAAGTGCAACAACACCCCAGGGTGCGTTGGATTCATAGTTTCCACGACAGGCCAGGGGTGCTACGCCAAGAGCAAGTTTGAGAACCCCATCGCGTCCGCCACCTCCAACGCCTATACAAAGCCTGACGTCATTCTGCCCAACGCGGCCGAGAAGTATCAGGCGCCAATCACGGGTCACTACACGGGCAATGAGCTTGGAACATTCGCAAATATTGATCCCAATTTCTGCGCCACCAAGTGCAATGCGACTCAGGGGTGCGTCGCTTTCGAGACGGATACGGCAAATTGCACCACCAAGAGCCAGCTCACCGAGCCACTCGACACGACCAAGACTGGCTTCAAGGTGTACAAGAAGCCCGGAGTCGCGGCGGTTGCGGCACCCGTGCCCGCGCCCGCGCCCGCGCCCGGAGCGGCCCCGGCCTATGCACCCGTTGGGTGGCGTGTGGCGACCGTCCCTGAAAAGTTCTACCTCAAGAATGCTTCGACGGGCAAGTTTGTCTTTGCGGGCGCGGACGGCAAGGTGGCCGAGGGCCCCTCGGCGTCACCTATCACTGTTGACAAGCCCACCGATCTCTACAGCGCATTTGGTGACGCCAACATGAAGCGCGTGGCCATCGGCTCTGGATACCTGAGACACTCGAGCTTTTTCATGTTCGCGCAGAAATACACTCCTAACAGCTTCGAATTCGCATGGGAATTCTTTACTCAGGATGGAAATACGTTTTCTATATGGAACCCATACCCAGGTTCAGGATCAGGTCACTGGGTCGCTCTCGACTCAACCGGTCGCCTCAAGATCCAGCCCACGTGGACCGGCGCCGCCGCCTACCAGATCGTGGGGATCAGCACGCCAAGCGTGCCCGTGTATTCCGCTCCCGTGGCCGCCGAGGAGGGAGTGAAGACGGCGCCCGCGCGTGGGGATACACTATCCATGGGGAATGCTCTGCCTCCCGGTCAGTTCATTACCAGCATTAATGGCCAGTACAAGTTCACTTACCAGACGGACGCCAACATCGTCCTTTATGGCGAAGGCGGCGCGGCTCTCTGGGCCATGCAGACCGTCAACGGCGCGTGGGGTTACTCGCCCGGCAAGCTTATTATGCAGACTGATGGCAACCTCGTCGCCTATGACTCGGCCATGTCCCCCAAGTGGGCAAGCAACACATCGAACACGGGCGTCGCCCCTTACCGACTCGTCGTGCAGAATGACGGTAACGTGGTGTTGTACGGAGGCAACAACTCGCCCACGTGGGCTACGAACACCGCCAAGGGAGGTTGCAGTGTTCAGTAAATAAAATACCATCATCAAGTAATATGGGAGACGGCGACTCCACGGGAATCCTTATAATTATGATGATGTGTTTATTTGTTTTGCTAGTGGCTTCAGCTGGAGGGTACTATTTTTACTATGGACCAGGTTCCACGTCCAACACATCGGTAAACGTCGATCTGTCCAGCTCGGCCGTGGCGAGCGCGGCGGCGGATAGCGATGATATTTCCAGTACACCGGGGCCGGCCCCGGCACCCGCCGACCCCAAGGCGGCCCTATTGGCCACTGGTCAGGCGATTCAGGCGGCCGAGGTGGACATTTCCACGGCGCCACCCGCATTCACCGTGCCGACGGGGGTTCCAACAAGTGGCGCCGTTTCGTATTCGATGACGATGGACATAAATATCGCACAGGCTGGTCCTTCGTGGCGTAACATCATGAACCATGGCGACCCCGATTCTGGTACAGCCACCACACGGCGTCCGGCCATTTTTATAACTGGAAACGACCCCGCGCCACCAAACCGTATTCATATCATCCACGGATCTACCGAGGATAACAACACGAATATCGTCACCACGTTTGCAGCGACCCCGGGTACCTACTTTACGTTGACACTGGTGGTCAGTGCAGGGACCATGACGACTTATATCAACGGCACCGCTGATGCATCCGGGACGGCCTCGGCAACTTTCACCTGGAATGACTCCACACAGCCTTGGCGCTGGAACGCCTACCTGGCTCAGCTGCCAGGTCGGGCCGAGAACACATCGGGCACCGTCAAGGTCAAGAACGCTTACTGGTTCAACAAGGCTCTCACAGCGGCCGAGATTACCACTTTGGCCACGGCCTCTTCTTCACCAGTCGACTCTGGCTCTGGCTCTGGCTCTGGCTCTGGCTCTGGCTCTGGCTCTGGCTCTGGCTCTGGCTCTGGCTCTGGCTCTGGCTCGGCGGCGCCTCCCGCGGCGGCAAGATTCTCCCTATTGGCCGGGACTGAAGCGGCTCCGGCGCACTCCGACTACCACCTCGTGCCCATGGCGAACTTGCCCCCTTATTTCGCTCTTAAAAATGCATCTGGAAATTTGATCCACCGTGTGGGCACTGCACTCAAGGAGACGTCGTCGACTAGCGGTACTGCAGTGTTTAGTGCGAGCGCCCAAAATGTGCCAACATCGGGTGCTACGGGATACTATAGACTCACTGGACCCGACGGTAGAGCCATGAGGCATATCAATTTTTTGATGTACATGGACCCCCCTGTAGATAACAACGTCGATTGGGGGTGGAAGATCTATCTCAAAGACGGATCTACAAATTCTGTTATTTTGTGGAATGCATACAGTTATGGAAGTACCATCGGGGGCTATTATGTCAGCGGAAATGGGGATCACTTACGCATCAACTCCGCCGTCCCGTACATTTTCACCCTCGTCAAGACCGATTCCATGGGAGTGATAACGGCTGGAGACACTACGACGTCCACGTACAGCCCGGAGCCCATATCGTTCGGGTACCTCACCGAGGTTGGGCCGATCGAGAGAGCCAAGCTGGAAAGACGCCAGTACACCACCAGCTTCAACCCCGAGCCCATCACTTCATCGGGGGGTGATTATTGGGAACTCACCCAGTAACGCGTATTGGGGACTAAAAATGAATATATGTACTAAACAATGAGCGGCCGGTGTGGGTCCGTAACCCAATTCGGGACGCCGTGTAAATCCAAAGTTCCCGATGGACAGGAACGGTGTTGGGTTCACAGGGGGCCTCAATGTTCTGTGTGCTTCGGGTCCATGGTCACGTCCCAATCGAACCGGACGCTTCCATGCAATCACACATTCCACACACGATGTGTGGACCGATGGAAGCGCACGTGTCACGGGGACCCCACATGCCCCATGTGCAGAACGCCATTCGATTGCCCGACATACCGGTGCCGCCTCATAATTGAAAAAGTGCCCATCGATGGCGCACCCCTTATTACAGATTTTACTACTAATAACGTTTCGAGTATCGTCGAAGGATTTGGGATCGATATTCGAAACCTCTGGCCCCAGCATGCAGGGCGGATGATGGCTGATGTTCTTTTTGATATAGAGGCGGACGAGGACCTCAACGAGGTTCTTAGAGAACTCGGGTTGCCGATAGTCCATGGTTCCGGTTGACGTTGTTGCCAGTCTTGGCGAAGCCCGGGCGGACGCCATACGCCGAGCAGAACTTTGTGTAGTGGAATCCTGGTTTGTAATTGCGATCCGCCTTGCGCGGGTCGGTGATGGTTTGACCTGAAGCATCGACCAAGAGGGGCCCTCCAGCCCAGCCCGTCTTGTGAGACCAGAGTTTGACCGGAAATTCAATCACCTTACCGACAGGCAGTGGGGCCGTCTTATTTGCCCGAGCACTCATCTTGTTCAGGACGTGCAGGTCCGTGTTGGCGTTGGCGACCCGGCCGTTGTTGGCGTTTCGGGCCGCCCGACCCTTCTCCAGGGCGGCGCGGATGGTGCTGACCGAAACCTTGAAAAAACGCGCAAGAGCCCCGATCCGGTCACCCCGGCGGATCTTGTACTGGACCGACCGGATCTCCTTGTACCAGTGGAAATCTCCAGTAGAATTTCCAAAGTCATTCGAGGGGGCCACGAAGCACATCACCTTGTAGAACCCAGGCTTGGGCTTTTCACCTCCAGTCTTCATCTTGTAAACGGAGCCTGGGTTGTCGGCTAGCACGCGCTTCACAATACCGTCGCACGTCTTGAATGATAGGCTATTCGAATTCATTTTAGCCCGTCCACCTGGAATGCTCTTGGAGGTGCGATTATCCGAAAAGGACCCAAATGCGTAGTCGTAGCAGTTGTCGTGCACGACACCCTTGGTTCCCCAGGGGGCCCATGTGTACTTGGGAGCCCATGGGTTCGGCTTGCCGCGTGCGATCGTGGTCTTGGCAGGGGCCAGGCGAGCCTTGACGCCCGCCTTGATCCTAAGAGCCTTGACGGCCTCCTCGCCCTTCTTGTACTTTGGTGCGGTCATATCATTACCTCTTAATTTTTTCCTAGGACCTTAATAAAAGATGAAGAACATTCTGGAGTCCCGCACCCGCCAGGAGGCTCTGTACAACCTGCTCGTGTTTGTTGCGTTCGTGATCCTCATGACCTTCATCATGAAGTTCCTGTGGAACGGCACCCTGGTGCCCCACATCACGATCCTGAAGCCAGTCGACACGCTGCTGCAGACGTTCCTTCTGTCTGTGGGTATTGCGCTGTTCCGTCTATAAATAATTACAGTCCAAAATTAGATGGCTCCTAGGGTAACCCTCACCTGCTTCGCAGGCCGGAGACGCTACCTCGAGATCCTGATTACGTACGTGAACGAGCTCCTCGACAAAAGCCTTGTCGATGAGTTTCACCTTTGGGATTATACGCGCGATCCAGAAGACGCCAAGTGGATTCAAGAAAATTGCCAAAAGTACAAGATTTTTGAAGTCCAGGATAAGAGCACCTGGAAAGAGTACTATGAGTACTATGGGAACCTGAAATGGACTGATCCTATGGCCATATATATCAAATGCGATGATGACATAGTATTCATAGACGTTGACGCATTCAAGGGGTTCTTGCACAATCGTATCGAGAACCCTAATGACCTGTTAGCATTTCCATCTATAGTTAATAATCAGGTTGCTTTTATTATTCAACAAACTATGGGTCTATGGTCGAGCTTGGACGGTCAAGTACTAGAAAGCGACAAGGCCATGGCCGATGGCATTCATGGCGCTTTTTTGGAAGATCCCACTAATTTTGTACAAAATTCGAGAGCTCTGTTCCCTCGCAAGTGCGTTATTAACAAAAATTCACAAATTCATATTAACATCAACTTCTTCGCCATTCTCGCCAAGGATCTTCACATCTTTACGAAGTGCTGGGAGAATGATGAACTGAACCTGGCCCTGTACATACCACGTTGGTCTGGAAGGAACAATTATATAGACCCGTCTTTTGTCGTGTGTCACATGGCTTTTGGGCTCCAGAGAGACGGTGGGTTCAATGAAGAGCCGCATCTCGAGAAGTACCTAGAGCTCAGTGTAGCCGCTAAGAACCTCGCCATTCTGTAGGATGGTCGGGTATCCGTTCACGAATCCAGGGCAGGACTCGGTGTCGCAGTCCGTGAAGATGTAGGGGATCCCCTTGGCCTTCATGTACTGCTCCTGCTTATTGCACCATGGGCAACCATGCGACCCGTAGATGATGATATTCCCCTTGTCAACTACGGAGCGCCCACTGACATCATCAGCAAAAGATGTACCCTTGTACAAAATCAGGGCGAGAGCCACGAGGACTAGGACGACTACGACCCAGATCTTTTGCATTTCTATTCTCAACTAAAAAGTTTCTTGGCGATTTCCGCTTTGGAACGGAGCCCTTTAATGTTTCGACCCTTGTTCGCGGCCATGCGCTTCAGGTCCTCCATGGAGAAGTGGAGGTTGGCGTAGACCCACCGACCCGATGCGTTCGACTTGACCTTCACACGACCAGACGACGGGCTCAATTTGAAATTGGAATTCTTCGCCTTGGGCTTGGGCTTCGGGGGAGGGCCCAGAGGGCTCAGTGGAGATGGAAGCTTGGCTGGGCTCGGTGAAAATGCTGCCAACCCACGGTTGATGCGATTCTCAACCTGGTTTATAGCCTTGGCGCGTGCGCGATACCGGGCATTATTGTACGACTCGTTGGCCGGGCCGTTCTGGGACGTACGGATCTTCTCGACGAGGCGGTTGAATTTGTTGGACCTGAGCACTTCCCGGGGAACAGGGGCGCGAACTCTCTTCGCGACCCGAAGATTTTGTTTCGTCTCTTTGCGAGCGGTCGCGTTCTTCGCTACGGGTTTCTTCAGCGCCACAGAGGTAGCCTTGCCCTTGCGGAGCGCGACGGCCCGAGCCTTGTTGGCGGCCGTGAGCTTCAGGAATGTCCGGGGGCTCGCCATCATGAGCTGAGCGTTGGAGTACAAGAGACGGCCGCGACCTGCACGAGCCGACGCACTCTTCACCCGGCGATTCGCGGCGCGGCGCTTTACAGGTGAAGCGCTCAGAGCCTTGGGGCGAGGCTTGGGCTTGGCTTTGGGCTTGGGAGGTGGCGGGAGGCGCACAGGGCTTGGCGACTTGCCCCTGAGGTATTTGCTCCTCATAATTTGTGCAATGGTCGGCAGGCCCGGGCAAGGATCGTCGTATTTGAGACGGCTCTCGCGCGTGTGCACATCATTAGACCCTCGGTAGCCCGTTGGAACGGCCACGTCTAGGAACGCCATCGAGAGTGGGAACCGCGCCGGTCCACCGAGTCTCTTCAGCACGTCACGCAACTCTCCCAGGAACATGTGAGTATCGTAGCGTGCATCAGTCTTGGGACCCACGCCGTACTTGTTCACTGTGACCGTACCGGGCATGGCGGTGTTCACTGCAGGGTTGGTCCCGGTCTTTTCGGTACGGGCCCACCCGAAATCACCGATAAGGAAGCCACGGTCCGCAACGAACACATTTTCGAGATGCAAATCGTTGTGACGGAATTCTGGCATCTTGGCATGGATCTTCGCCAAGGCGCCGATGATGTTCGAGATGATGTGGTGAACCATCCCATCGTTGAGACGGTCGCCTTGCTTTGAAATCCAGTCCTTGAGGGATCCACCCGACGCGTACTCCATCAGTATCACGTACTGCTTTGACTTGTCGAAGTGTGTGGAGTTTTGGAGATTGTTCATATTGATCCTGACTGGAGTTACAAATTCATCGCACTGCATGAGTTGGTGAACCTCCACGACCCCCTCCGGGGCGGCCGCGCCCGCAGCGCTCTGGATGGCAAACTCCACCTCGGCGGGTTGCTTCTCCTTGCGGCGAACCGCGTGCAGGTCCTTGGGCGCAATTTTGATCGCAAAAGGGTACCGACCATTCGAGTATCTGGATCCCAAGAAGACGATGCCTTGGCGGCCACGGCCGAGCACCGTCATCTTCTTGAGGCTCTTCTTCAGGCCCTCGCAAGTGAATTTCATATTCACTTTTTTGCCATGTGCACGCATATTGTTGGCGACATAGTTGGGCTCTGGACCTAGCGCAGGCTGAAAGTACGGCTTGCCTTCTTTATTTACAAAGGCAATCATCTTCTTACCATTGATCATTCGTTCGAATGGTTTGAGCTTGAGGCCGTTCGGCTGAACCGCACCACGCTTGGCCTTGTAGCGCGTCGGGTTCGCCACCTTGTTGGGGTGCGCCTTGAGCCACGCGATGGCCTGACCCTTGCTGACGATGTTGGTGGGGATGTTAATCTCTGTGTTACCGGCGTTGTTTCGACGAAACACATAGTGACGACCGTTACGGGTCGTAATTGTAAATTGTCTGGAGTTTATCCAGCTCATTATATCCTATTACACATATTTTGTTATAGTTCAAAGTCTGGGATGCGGGCAAGTCCGTAGGACTTGGGCGCGCGGATCACGAGTGCTGCGCACTCGGTTTCATCACTCCGCGTCTGGGTCGGTCTCGTACTCGACCTCAGAGACCTCCTTGTCGGAGACGGGCTCCTCGGCAGAGGGAAGAAACGCACAGGGCTTGAGCTTGGTCGTCGGTGAGAACATCACCTGGTGGACACGCACAGATACACCCACGCCAGCCGGAGTGCGCCAAATCTGGTTCAGCTCGATGATGGCGCTGACCGACTGGCCCTTCTCCAGGTCCGTCAGGGGCACAGACTGACGGGCAGCGCTATACGCCTCGGTAGCAATGGTGCCATCCTTGTTCAGGAGCACCTTGAGGTTCAGGGTCGGCGCGTAGCCCTCCTTGGAGCTCGGCTTGACGCACGACTTGTACATGCCCTCGGCAATCACCTCACGGGACATCTTCTTGCCCAGAATCTCCTCAGAGTTGGTCGTCAGGTGGTCTAGGACGCGCGCGTCAAACTTGGCCAGGGCCTCGACAACCTCAGCCTTGTCCAGACTCAGGGGCAGGCTGTAGCTGATGCGACCGGACGACTCGTCCTTGAACTCGCTCAGTCCAAAGGGGGCGCGCAGAGCCGGAAGCTGGAAGATCAGCTTCTTGTTGCCAGGCCCGTTGAGGTACACAGCCTTGCCACCCTTGGCATTCTTGTACACGGAAGAGAAGGTGACGTCAGCGGAGTTGAAGGAGGAGAACATCTGGAGAGCCATGTCTTTGCTTATGGTTCTTCTACGGTTCAGGGCTTTATGTGGCTTGCACAGGACACCAATTTCTCGAGGTGGCACTTTTTTTCGAAGTCTCTAGTAAACATATGGATTTTTTTACACGGAAACCCTCTTCCCCATTCAGTTCCGTGGCGGCCAAGAACAGAGTGACGAACGCGTTTTCTCAATTTGGTAACGCCAACTACAAGGCAATTATTGCGGCCAGCAACCAGTCGCCAAACGCCAACGCTCTTCGCACCAACGCGAACGCCAAGGCTGTGAGTGCTAAAAATGCCGCAGTGAATTACGCAAATGCAATTGCCCGTGAGAGCGCGCAAAAGGCCATTAATGCCAAAACTCGTGGTGTGGCGCGGACGAATGCATCCAATGCCGCAGTAGCGGCCAACGTCGCCAAAGTCCTTGCTGGTCTCAAGGTGACCAACTCCGCCAACCCAAGTGCCAATAACCAGGCTAAAATTCGTGCCATTATAAAGACCGTCAACAATCGCCGCCTTTTGCCAACATTCGTTGGGACGACGCGAGTGTCACCCCAGATTAGAGCGAAACTGCAGAGCATACTCAACGCCACTGGGGGTCTCGGGGTGGCGAGTGCCGCTGTGGGATCGGCTGCACTGCCAGCAGGTGCAAACAATTTCAGGCCAGCAAATGCAAATATCCTATCTAATAGACTCGTTGGTTACAAAAACAAGGGTAACGGATTTTACATGAAGGTCCAAAGATCCGCCTCTAACGCATCAAATTGGGCGCGGGCGAATATTTTGAATTACGCCAAGGGTAACTCGGGTTTCTCACCCGTCGCCAGCGCTGTCTAAACTAATTTCCTCTATACATACTAAAGATGTACGCCCAGAAGAAGATTGTGCCCTTTGCGGTTTTCTTCGCCGTGGCGCACCCCGAGACCTTCAAGCTGACCCGCAGTTTGGCCGGGTCCTGGATCTCCAGCGCGGAGGGTCTGCCCACGACGGCCGGTCTGCTCCTGCACGCACTGGTGTTCGTGCTGTTGGTGGGATTCGTGATGCGCCTGATCTATGGTGGCCGCAAGTCTGGTTACGAGCCCGCGCCCATCGAGGAGGAGGGTGACGATATGGCCTGGATGAGCACGTCCATGGGCCCAGCCCCGGCTCCCGCCCCAGCACCCGAGGCGGTCTCACGCGACTACACCAACCTCTTCAGCTCGATCCTTGGCGCGACCGGCATGAACAATTTTGATCAGTATATGTAAATGATAGTTCCATTGCTAACTTTCGTCCTCGTCGCGAACCCCATGGCATTCAAGTTTACCCGTGGGATCTTCGGTGACTGGGTCGCTGGTCCAGAGGGCCTGGCTACGATTCCAGGTCTTCTGCTCCATGCACTCGTGTTCCTATTTTTGGTCAAAATTCTGGGCCCAGGTCGGTCAAAGTTTACTACCCGCGGTGCTCAGCAAGATCAGGAGATTAGACACTGGCAGGGGCGCAGTGAGCTGACCCAGCCAAAATATGTTGTTACAATGTAAGGATGACCCTGAACTACCTCGTGCCTTTCATTCTTTATGCAGTCATTGCGAGCCCAGCAACCTACAAGCTGACCCGGGGCGTCGCAGGCTCGTGGATCGCCAGCGCCGAGGGCCTGGCCACAGTCCCAGGCCTGCTCCTGCACGCACTGGTGTTCGTGCTGGTGGCGGGTTACCTTATGCGCCTGCTGAACCCCCGTGCGTCCGGTTACGGTCACATGATGGGCAAGTCCGGTTACGGTCACATGATGATGTAGCCCGAGATGTACAAGGCTCAGGGTGTCTTCGTTCCCAGCAAAGATCTAGGCAATTAGTAAATGAAGTTCAAGAGAAACCAGCTCATCGCAATTTTGATCCTGATTATCATCTTTCTTTTGTGGCGCCGCACCACGTCAGGATTCGGTTACGGCATCGATGGCCTGACGTGGCCGCTCGGCCCGCGGTGCATGAACCCGCTCGGGTGTCCAGCCTTTGGTTCTCCAGACCTGGAGCCGAAGTAAAATCTAGAACTCCTCGTCAAACCGAATAGAGTCGCCTTCGGTAACCATATGCTTTGAATAATCACCGACCCTCTTCTCGAAGAAGTTGGTCTTCCCTTCCAACGAGATGGTCTCCATCCAGTCGAAAGGGTTTTTCACACCGTAAATAGGTTTCTCCCCGAACTGGTTCATCAAGCGGTCAGCCACAAACTGTATGTATTGCGTCATTTCTCCAGAGTCCATACCTATGAGTTTACATGGAAGCGCTTCTGTGATGAACTCGCTCTCGACCTCACAGGCCCACTGAACAATCTTGTGAATATCCTTGGAAGGGCATTTTTCCACAAGGTGTGAATAGAGCGTCACTGCAAACTCTTGATGGAGCCCCTCGTCCCTGGAAATCAACTCGTTGCTGAATGACAGTCCAGGCATGAGGCCACGCTTTTTGAGCCAAAATATAGCACAGAACGAGCCAGAGAAGAAGATTCCTTCCACGCAGGCAAAAGCTATGAGACGCTGTGCAAATGATGCTCCAGGACTCATCCACTGCATGGCCCATTCTGCTTTTTGTTTAACTGCAGGCGACGTCTCTATGGCCCTGAACAGGCTCGCCTTTTCTTCTGGATCCCGCGCGAGCTTGTCAATCATGAGCGAGTACGTCTCAGAGTGGATCGACTCGTTGAACGACTGGTACGAGTAGAATGACCGAGCCTCGGCAATTTGAACATCCTTTGAAAAATTCATGTCGATATTTTCCATAACAATTCCATCAGAGGCGGCGAAGAAGGCCAAGACCATCTTGATGAAGTGGCGCTCGGAATCATTCAACCGATCCCAGTCTTTCAGGTCCCCAGCCAAATCAATCTCCTCGACCGTCCAAAAAGAGCCAATTGCTTTCTTATACAGTGCCCACAAATCCGGGTACCGTATAGGAAAGGTTGTGAAACGCGCGGTACTCGGGTCAAGAATGGGATCGGGGGCCATCTTACTAGAGTCGAGGCTAATTTTTTTAAGACTTGCGGTACGATTTCCAAGTATTGCTCTGCTGCTGGGCCCCTGGTGTGTTCCATGCTGACAGGGAGAACTTGTAGCAAGGCCCTGAGGCGGTGTCCGCGACTGAAATTCCTCGTGAGAATCCGGCACACGCCGTATCGACCGTACACACCTGCTTGCACACGTCAAGGGATCCCGTGGCGATGGGGGCTCCGGTGTTGCCGACCCAATAATTCTGCGACGTGTATGTCGGGCCAAAAGAGGATGGCGTTTGACCGATGGGCGCAGACCACACGACCGCGGGCGTCGCATCAAAAATGAGGAGGTTGCCGTCATCCTGAATGCTGAGTGTAAAAGGTCCAGTGCCCTGTCCACCCACACCCCATGCGGGTGACACGCTATACTCCGATGAGTACAAGCCGAGCGTCCCGTCGCTCTTGAGCATCACGACGCCGTTAATCACCGGGGCATTGGGCGACGCGAAGAGTTGCTGGGTTCCCTTCATAACCTGGACAATTCCATATTGATAAATGAATTTAGACTGACCATTGGGGCTCACGAGCGACGCGCCATCCTTGAGGGATTCACCGCTCTTGAGGGTCTGCTTGCCAGCTGCAGGAGCTGGCGCAGGAGCTGGCGCCGGTCCTGGCGCCTGAGCCGGCGGGGGTGGGGGAGACGGTCCTGATGCGGCTCCGGTCGCGGCTCCGGTCTCGGTCCCACCACCTGGAGCCGGGGCATAGGCCGGCGCGGGGACTGGGATGACGTTCGCGAGGAATACCAAAATTCCAATCGTCAACAAGATGCCCACCAAAAAAGCCACTACGGCGGACACCATCTAGTATAAGGAAACAAAAAGTTATAGAATTATATAATGGATGACACAGTGCGCCGGTTGGCCCTGCGGCTCAAAATTTACAACGTGAGCGGGAGCATCATGCATCACGTTGCCATCCTCAAAAAGGCGGTCGATCACACAGGCGCCACTTCACGCATAGTGAAGGGCTACTGTGTCATCCCGGAAACGAATGAAGCATGTGAACATTATTGGATCCGTGTGGACACGGGCGATCCAGACTTGCCCCTTAATCTCGACGTGGGCTTTGCGGTGGCCAAGCTCCGTAACCCAGAGCTCATGGCTCTGAATCCCGTCCTCTTGGAGACTCTTCCTGAGGGCTTGTCTCGGTCTGATAAGGGGGAGTTATTGATTCGTGCCGAGAACCTTCGTTTGTTTGAACTTTTCCAATCAAACTCCAAAGCGTTTTGGCGCGAGGCTCCGAAAGACGTGACATCCTTCCGCGTGAATTGAGCTCGTCGATCGACTCGCGCTTTGGCGTAAAATTCGACACGGCGGCCGCCGCGAGGTTCAAGAGGCTCATGGGCTGTGCAAGTGGCGGCTGCTCACCGAGCTGCAGGTAATTGGAAATCTTCTTCTCAATGGGGTTTGACTGTTCGAGAGCCGCATTGAACTCACCGAAGCAGTCCTGAAGGAACGCCTGACCCTCGGTCGCACGCTGTTCCCGGTCGATGCTGAGCTCCTTGGAAATCTTGAGGGCCAGGCGCTTCATGAGAACCTGAGAACGCAATGCATTCGCCATCTTCTCGTTAATCTTCATGTAGAGCTGGATCGACCCGAGGATGCCAGTTCCGGCCGAAAGCACGGCGTTGAGTATGCTGACGTACGACTGTGCCAAGAATTCATTAAGAGAAATGGCAGTCAGGGCGTTAACGGAAGATATGACGAGGATGGGGATGTTGAAACGTGATGATAATGTATGATAGTACTGATAGTCTTTGTTGAAATAAGATGAATAGGCATTGCACTGCCTTTCGATTTTAGCAAGGAACTCCTCCTCTTTATCGTGCCAAGGATCTTCCCTCATCTTACTATTTATCTCCATAATTTTACGCAGTCAGAACAAAGGCCTGGACCTGACGCACTAGAAGAACTTCGAGTCGGCCTCAATCTCCACAAGGCTTGTGATGCGGCCTGGGAGTGACCCCTTGACCCCCTTGTAAATCATGTTGAACACAGGGTTGCTATTTGTCACCTTGATCTTCTCGAGTAGGTTTTTGTCTGGGCGAATCTCCACCATGAGCTTCATCAGGTGCACGGCCATCTCTGAGTTTAGTTTTGAAATAGGGACCCCCTTGAGGTTCAACTCGATAATCTCAGTGAGGCCATTCTTCTCGACATATTCATCGAGTTGAGCAATGACGGGTCCCACCTCTTGCATAAACGCAACCGTCTCTTCGATCGTCTTGGGTTGGCGTTCGATGTACCGGGCTCCAAGAAACTCAATCAAGAGATGAGACCCTTGTGGGTAAAAGACCAGTAAATCGGCCATCTTATGATTTTGGGTCGTAAATTGTTTAAGTGAATACAACGAGGGCACGAACATGACGCGGAATGGCCAGACTGATTGGACGGTACAGGTTCCGGAAGATGAACCCTGAATTTTGGAACTCAATTGCTTGAAGCAGCATATCTTCCCGTGTAAAATAGAAGACGTCAGCGAGGAGGTTGGTCAAGGAGCGCACGTCGAGCCAAAACAGGTTCGCGCCAGCAAGGTCCGCCCTGATCACCATAGTCTTGCATCTGGTCCTGATGTCAAGGATCAGTTCCTTGACATCATCGAACCTGATATTCTGGTGCTCTATGAATTTCTGGATAGAAATGTCGACATCCACGTGAAGGTTCCCGTCTATAGTCCATGTGAGGAAATCCATATTAGAATATCGAAAGATTTTCTGTACTAAAATTAAACGATGCATGAGGCCGTGAAAGTCATGGGCATCATGTGGGTCGGTGTCCTCACTTTTGCTTTCGCATTTTTGATATCTAAATTCCTGGACAAAATGACACCCCCACTTGACCGGACCAAGGGCAAGGCTCGCACCTTCCTCGAGGTTTGCGCTCAGTTTGGACTCATTGGGGCTATCCTCTACTGGTCTCGGGTCCTCATAAAGAACGTGCCGTTCCCATTTGAAGGCTGGTACGGTTACGAGCACGCTGCTCTCGGGGAGCTGCGGTCCCTACCCCTTTTCGTATTCATATTCATGTTCTTTCAGGCGCGCGCTCAGGAGAAGATGCGATTTCTCGCTGGAATCTAAAGCACTCCCAGAGGTGCCTGGCCTGTCTGGGGACCGATAAAGCTGAAAACTCGTCGATGCTGTACTCGTCACCCATGGACCTGTTGCACTTGCCACAGATGGGCCGAAGGTTGTTGATGTCCGTGGCGCCCCCTTTACTCTCTGGTTGGTTATGGCCGCACTCAAAAGAGAAAGGCGTCATAACGTTCTCACACCACGTCACGAGGCACTTGTGCTTGAAGAGTCGGTCACCACACCACAAGAGCCAGACCTGCTCACGCAGCGCTGCTGGAATTTTCACCTTCATAATTTATTATTCGCGGCAAACTTTAAGGCTTCGAAAAACACATAAGGATTCGACCAAAGAGCGACTTGGCCGGCTTTACGAGGGCGAGCCGGCCAACCTTCTCTTGAAACTCCTGGTTCTCACCCCGACCAGGGACTTCATAATTTCCATTCTTAATTGCGTCAACCTCGAGCCGAGACAGTGTCACCGACCCGACGCGAAAGTCCTCGAACGCCTCGCACACCATGGGGCACAGAGGTTTGATGAGGTCGTAGACCTGGTTCGCCAAGTCCCGAATCTCCTTTTGGGCGTGGTCCTCGATGCGAAGCTCCAAAAAGTGAAGCAGGTTATGGAGGTTAATTTTCCAGTAGAATTCGGTGAAGGTGCTCTGGGGCAGGTGGGCCCGGGCCAGCTCACGCGATACACCCTTCTTGATGAGCTCGTCGTAGGTGTGGAATGCCAGATCGCACGAAGCCTTTTGCTTGGCCAGGAGGTTCGCACCTCCCTCGCCGTAGGGCTCCTCCCCACCTTGCCCGCGCCCCGTGGACTGCTTACGGAGCTCGTCCGGGAGGAAGAACTCGTTAGGCACCACAGAGTACCGAGCCGACAGCTCGTTCACGCTGGCCGTACGGTGACGCAGCCACTGGCGCGCCACGAAGATGGGAGCCCCAATATGAAACTTGAATTCGACCATCTCAAACGGTGTCGTGTGCTTGTGACGCATGAGATAGCGGATGAGAGCCCGGTCGTCGCTCACAGACTTGGTTCCGGCCCCGTAGGAAACACGGGCAGCCTGGACGATCGCCGCGTCGCCGCCCATCGAGTCTACGAGACGGACGCTCATTTTATAATTTCTACGTTGCGTTTTTTTAAGCGGGGAGCAAAGACGGGTCTTTGCGCGGCTTCAAAAAACGCCCCCGACAGGGTTCGAACCTGTGACATTGAGGTTAACAGCCTCACACTTTCGGTGTAAAAACTACCGGCTGAGTTACAGGGGCTTGGAGAACCTTTTAACGACGTGCTCGGGTCGTTCTGACTTGTGTGATTCGAACACACGACCAGCGGTGCTACAAACCGATGCGCTTAAGTGAAATTACCACTGCGCCAAAGTCAGATGAACCTTTTAACGACTTGTTCAGGTCGAACTGCTTCGAATGAGGACCTCCCGCTTACCAATTGAGCTATGGAAACTGCATAGGTTCCAGCGTGAATCGAACACGCATTAACAGAGTCAGAGTCTGGTGTACTATGGAACCACCGGCCTGCGATTCAACATTTACAATTAGAAATATTCTCATTATTTAACGCGGAAAGTGACCTTGGCGGGGGTCGAACCCGCGACTTCGGGCTAGCTGTTCACATAAGACCCGCACTCTAACCAACTGAGTTACAAGGTCGGGGGACTTCTAGAAGGCCCGCACTCTATCCAACTGAGTTACAAGGTCTATAGATTGTAAATCTTCCTGGCCCCGTGGACCACCTGCCTACACCCCGGACACGTCGTCTTTGAGCGGGTCTGGGACCAACAACGCTCGCAGATGACGTGCCCACATGGATCGATGAATAAGTCAACAAGGCGGTCTATACAAACAAAGCATGTGAATTTGCCGTACCTTTCAGCAGCCGTGTCCATCAGCACCTTCTTCATCGCCTCGACCCTCCCCGCAGCTTCCCCACATTGTTGAGACAGGGCCAAGATGCCCTCTTCGGTCTCGTAGTTGTCTAATACTCCAGTGAGGGTGTCCTTTAAGCCCTGGGAACTTACGTTATCGAGCATCATGCGAACAACCCCAATTTCCTCCTTCTTTTCACCAAGTTCCGCGAACTTCGAAACCGACTCGACACTGGCCTGCGTGAATTTCAGTTTGAAATCCATGAGTGTCTTTTCAAACTCGATCCATTCCGGGCCAAGCTCGCACGGCACGGGTGTGACGGGCTCTTGGGGCCGAGGTGCCAGACTCTCCATAAGGCTTCGCGCGTCCAGGTACGCAAAGTTCATTACTCGGGGGGCTGATAAAAAGCAACGGGATTTTCCTCAACAAAAATGTTCCGGAATATAAATGGCTGACGCTGTCCTTCTCGCTATTATGGCTATGGCCCTGATTTTGTTCTCCATCCAGGAGATGCTTGTGCCCACGAAGCGCACCATTGGTTCGATCGTGACGCGCGCTTTGGTGATCGGCGTCATTGGCCTGTACATGCTGTACCTGTACCAGGAGATGGGAAGCGCAGGCGGCATGGGCGCAGGCTACGGCATGGGCGGCGGTGCAGGCTACGTGCCCATGTAAAACACCCCTTGACAGGCTCAGGTTCCAGGTGGGTATATTTCCATACAGAATCAATGAGGCCCGATCCAATCAAGCGTCCTAGTTCATCGTCGCTCGTCAGGGCGTGAACGTGAGTCAGTACGGCCCTCGTGTCATCAACATTAAGTTCCCAAAGATCGTGAATGTACTCGACCATAGTGAATATCGTTTCACAATTGTGGAGTACCAGCTGATGAGCGTAGCGTTTCATGTTCACGTCCCGCGCAGCATCCAGCACGGCCGTGATCGAAGCACCTGGACCGAGCCGTGCACGAATTTCATTCATTAATTCGCGATCAACAAGATCGACCCTAGCAATGAGGTCGTCCATTTAATTTCCCTAGAGTATATTAAATGGCTAACCTTAACACGGCGTTCCTTTTTATACTGGCAATGCTGTTAGCGATCCTGTCAGTGTTCAGCGGTCTCGAGTCCCGGAACCCCGCGCCTGCGTACCCCGCCCAGGGCTACTTTGCCATTCTGTACGCCGCGGCCGCAGTTGGTCTGGTGCTATATAAAATGAGAACCGCCTAAATAACCGTCACTTGATTGGTCATATTGACGGTGTCTGCACACCTGGAAAAGGTAATGAATCGAATCGCTGAAAGGTGCGGCTTAGGCCGGTCTTTTCACCAATTTGAACCCCATGGAGCGACGGGCGTGCTCGTAATCGACGTGTTTTGTGGCTCCTCTAATTTTGATCCAGAATTGAGGAGGAGTTTGCGGCGCGTGTCCCAGGAACCTTGATCGTTCTTGGGGCCGAAGCCCGTTTTCTATTTCGCAATTTCGCTCGCAAATTTAGGACCCAACATTTAGTTGGAGAAGGCAAGGCCACCCATGCCAGACTGGATGCGCAGGATGTTGTAGTTCACCGCGAACATCTTCTGCAGAGAGTTCACCGCAATCGACTTCATGTTGATCGCCACCTGGGCGTTGTCAATGCGAGAGAAGTTGCAGGTGCCGGTTGGCTGGTGCTCCTCGGGCTGCAGCGCGAAGGAGTACACGTAGATGCCTGGGTAGGGGGTGCCGGTGTGGTACACGTATGGCTGGTACTGGTTGAAGTACTTGCCCAGCTGCTCCTTGAAGCGGTCCTGGCCGTTCAGGATCACCTTGAAGTCGCGCAGGGGGCCAACCTCCATGTTGGGCTGCAGCAGAGCCGCGGACGTCACGTTGGAAGAGCCCTCCTCGACCCAGAAGACGTTCGTCAGGTTCAGGGCGTTGGAGGACTGCACGTTACCCCACGAGGCGATGGCCAGGTGGGGAGCGCCAGCGGCGTGGGGCAGAGTTGGGCCCAGAGCCCAGGGGGTGGGCGCGCAGGTCACCTGCACGTTGGCCGTGCTGGTGGAGAAGTTCCACATGGCGTTCAGGTTGGTGGACGCCGTGGTCGTGCCGTTCTGGTAGCACCACACCAGCTCCTTCACTGGGTGGTTGAAGGACAGGCGGACCGTGGAGCTGGTGGAGGCGATGGCATCACCGCCGGTGTGCTGGACCTGCTCGATCAGGTACTCGTGGCCCTTCTGGGCGAAGCGGCGGCGCTCCTCAGTGTCCAGGTACACGTAGTTGGCCCACACCTCGAAGGTGGCTGT